AAGCTTTACTGAGTCTTCTAGTCAAGGTCAGACTGCTTCAAGTATTGCTAGTGCTTCTCTAAGCTTTACTGAGTCTTCTAGTCAAGGTCAGACTGCTTCAAGTATTACTAGTGCTTCTCGAAGCTTTGCTGAGTCTTCTAGTCAAGGTCAGACTGCTTCAGGTACGGCTAATGCTTCTAGAAGCTTTGCTGAGTCTTCTAATCAATGTCAGACTACTTCAGGTACGGCTAATGCTTCTAGAAGCTTTACTGAGTCTTCTGGTCAAGGTCAGACTACAGCTGCAATAATAAGTTTAGGCATAAACTCCACAGCTGTTTCTAGTCAGGGTCAAATATCGGCCTCTACTTTATCTACTTTGTCTACAGTTAATTCTACTGAGTCTTCTAGTCAAGGTCAGACTACTACTGCAGCAACAAGTATTACGGTAAATACCTCAGTTAACTCCAGTCAAGGTCAGACTGCTTCAAGTACCGCCAATAGACTAATATCAGGGATAGAAGCTTCTAGTCAAGGTCAGACTTCTTTAAGTAGCAGCGGACTTACTAGAGCTTCATCTGCTGCTTCTAGTCAAGCCCAGACTACCCTAAGTACAGATACTATAGCAGTTTCTAGTTCATTGGTCTCTACTCAAAGTCAAAGTTCACTTGCCTCCTTAAGTAGGACAGTATCTGTCTTTGAATCCTCTAGTCAAACTCAGTTTAATACAAGCAATATAACTTTATCGGTATATTCTACTTGCACTACTGTTCAAACTCAGACCTCTGACATAGTAAATCAGTTATTAGTTAACGGCGTAATATCTAGCTCTCAAGCCCAAGAACTAAGCGCCCTAATAGCTCAGGGTATTAGAGGACTAGTTCTTGTTAATGGGTATGTGGTACCGGTTCCTGTAGGAGAAGATGGTCGGTATCTAGCATTATCTGTAGGAGTAGATGGAAGGCTTCATGCAGGAGTAATAGGTGCGAAGCACTTAATATTAGACCAAACAACTAGTAAAATTAGACAAGCTGCTACAGATGAAATCGTTATAGTATAAGGGTTACAAGCCTAGTTTGATAATCTTAGGTTAAACTAAGAAGATCTATGTGTAGGAATGCATAGATCTTACTAATCTAACAATAAGTGTAATAATGGAAAATTTATCAGAAATAATTACCTCCATAGGTATTGAAACAGGTATGCTGCTAGGAGCGGTAGTAGGCGGTATTGTAATACATGGAATTAGTACTTTAAAAACAGCGTATAACAATAGAAAAGACGCAAAAAGAGAATCTATTCCAAGTATGGTAGAAACCGATGTAGAAATATATAAACTTCTATCTGAAATACTCCTGAAGTCAAAAGCCTCTCGCGCTTCAATATTTCAATTTCATAATGGTACTCACTACGTTAACTCCGCCTCACAAATGAAGATAAGTTGTACTCATGAGGTAGTAGCTGATGGTATTTCTAAAGAAGCAAAGAATATGCAGAACATGTTGATAAGTCAATATGCCAAGATAGTCAATGATGTAATATCAAAGCCTTACACCGTTATAGAGGTGGGCTCTAGTGACTCTGAAGACTTTATTCAGATACTTAGATCACAGGGAGTAGAGTCCGCTGTATACGCCCCTTTCTGTAGAGGCACAGATATAGAAGGCTTTATAAGTCTTTCGTATTTAGATCCGCTAGTCTCAAACTTCCCCGGAGAGTCAAAGAGTAGTATTGATGGTGTACTTAGTAACATGCTTAGTGAGTGCTCATTAAAAATAGGGTACTTGCTTCGTAAACAACACTGATGTATACTTAATAAATGCGTAAACTTTTAGTTTTCATTTTATTTTCTATAGCCCTACTTGTTACTGGGTATAGAGTCTCTGATAGCTCAGGTATTCCGCATAACCTTTTTAGAATACAACAGGAGAATGGCAATGTTTGGTAGCCAAATAACAACATACGCAATAGGGATACTACTAGCCCTTGTAGTGGCTGAGGGGGCAGTGATTACTTATGAACATCATAAAGTTACTACTTTAACCTCTCAAGTAGCGGTATACGCTGCAGCAGAGAAAACTTACCTTAAAGAGATTTCAGACTCTAATGCCTCTATTCTTGCTTACCAAGATGAATCTAAAAAAAGGCAGGCTGATTCTACTGCCGCTCAAGAGGTTATTAAACCTCAAGTAGTTAAGTACGAGAAGAAAGCGATTGAAATTCTCAGTGCTAAGCCATCCACCTCAAATATTTGTACTTCTACAGAGCAACTATTTAACGATTACTTAGCTGGGAGAAGCCAATGAAAATACTATTACTAGCCATTCTTTTAACCTTGTCAGGCTGTGCTACAGTTCCTTCTCCTCCAGCAGAAGTAAAGGTGTTAGTACCAGTTCCTTGTGAGATTAAACCAATAGATAAACCTGCAATGCCTATGGATTCCATTCAGGTTTCTGACGACTTGTTTACTAAAGTTAAAGCGGCTCTTTCTGAGATTGAAACTAGAAAAGGATATGAGCTTAAACTAGAGACTGCGGTGAAATCATGTCAGCCTTAATAGCCAGAGCTAATATAGACATAGGTGTGGGTGTATGTCCCTGCCATACCTCACCTGTATCGTATACAACTATGTTTATAACTGGAGCTAGTACCGTTACTCTAGATGGGCAACCTATGGCAATAGTAGGTAGTATAGGTATTTCCAGCTGCGGACACGCAACTACTGCTCTGACAGGTAGTCCTATAAGCACAGCTAATGGGCAACCTATTCACAGAGTAGGGGATACTGGAAGTAACTGCGGAGCCTATACCGTTCTAACTGGTTCCTCTAATTCGGGTTCAAACTAAATGGCAGTTAACGCAGCTTCAGTAATAAGCACAACGCTAAACACGTTTAGACCAGACATTTATACAGCTATAACTACGATGGAAAACTTGTGCTATACAAGTCCGGATACAACCTCTGGTATATCTGCTGCCGATGCCGTGACGTTCTTTAAATCTGAGTTTACTCTACTTAATAATGCATTAGTAGCATGGATGACTTCTAACCGACAGTCTAGTCTGAGTGACTTTATTCCTACTATATATTCATACTTAGTGATGATACAAGTGCAAGGTGTCTCAAATGCATCAGAAGCCTCTGTAGATGCTAGAAACGTATTTACCTGTAATGGGTACCTTCCATACATTCTAACGAAACCAGTGAGCTATTATAACCATATAACCCTAGTTCAGACTCCTGCTCCTAACACCCCTACTTCAACTATATTTAACACAGACATAACTACAATAAACGGGGGGTTGACTGCGGAGACTAATACTATATCTAGCGTATCTACTAATTGCAGAGGTATAGTTTCTGGACAGATTAATAAGTCTTTATTCCAAGACGTTCCTGTAACAGGTACTACTAGTAAATCTTTAATGGCTACTACTGTATTCACCACACATCACTATAAAGAAATATACGTCGGACTTAATGTAGGAAGCTTAACTCTACCTCCAGGAGTCTAAAAAAGAGGGGTAGTATACTCCACCCTTCTTTTCTTTATTACTTCCTCTTAACGTCTGAGTCTGTAACCTTTACTTCTCGGTCTCGGCATTCAACTTCGAATACTTTGATTTCATTCAGAATCTTTTTCCTTCTTATAAGTCCTCTGCGGTATAGGCCAGTACCTGTGTTCTTTTCAAATACCTGATTAACCAAGGCTACTTTCTCCTCCTCGGTACCGTGCTCGATAACCTGTTTTCTCGTAGTAATCATTTTATCCTCCTTTTTTTATAGCTTTAGATAAATCAGCTAATTCAAGTAAAGAACCTATTACTGTCTCAATAGAGCTAGGAGAAGTTTTAGGTTCTTTATTCTCTATAATAGACAGTACAGCACTGATGGTAGTTTCAGCTCCAGTCAAACTTAACTCCCCTGCTAGTAAAGGGTGAGTTAAGTTTACCTTATATAGGCCTTCCGAAATCAGCTCTGGCTCAGACACAGTAAGAGATGCTAGTACTACTACTTTCTTTTCGTTCATAATATTTCCTTTATATGGTTGAGGGGAGATGATTCTCCCCATATGTATCTTATACCCTAGAATGGCCTAGTTATTCAGGTCTAGAGTAAAAGATTCATTGAAAGCAGTACCCTCGTTGTACTTACGCTTTCCTTTAGGATTAGATAATACTCTGGTTGAACCAACGTAGTAATCTACGGGAGTGTGTGTATGACCGTGCATCCAAAGTAAAGGTTTATACTTTCTCATAAGCCATTCTAAATCAGTGTGGTAAAAGATGTTACCAGGTTCATCTTTAAACTTATCATCTACTCCTTTAAAGGAGGGAGAGAAATGAGACATAATAACATTTACGGAATCTGGTCCTAAGGCAGTTAACGCGTTCTCCAAAAACTCAACAGCTAATCTATGCTCTTCAATCCACTCATCTATAGTTACTCCTCCAGCACAAAGAGTCTCCATGTTGCTACGAGGGGAATTTTCTATAGTAGAGATATCAGACCATAACGTTGTGCCGATGTAGTTTATTCCTCGTATAGTTACGAACTCATTATGTAGTAGGTGTAAGTTAGTGTCTTTGAATCTATCCTTGTACTCAGCTACTCTACTCTCTACGGATCCTTCTTTATGCATGAACTCATGATTACCCATAATACCTAAAGTTTGTATAGGTAAATACTTATACGCATCCCAGTGGTGTGGGTAGTCAGAGACATCCCCTAGTAGTAATAGTAGGTCACCTACGGGCTCTAAACTACCATCCTTATTCACATCCTCATGTAAATCTGAGGCTAGTTGTACTATAGACATGCATTACTCCCGAGTTTTATTTTCACACTCTCCCAGCAACCCGAAGAATGAGGCGCCATCAACATAGTCATCTTCATGAAAACTACCGCCTTGACTGCGTACCATTTTTAAAAATATCATGAATGACCAACCATCAGCCTCTGATATGTTATTGCCCGTGTATGTGTTAAACAGGGCTACTGTCTTAGCCATGCTACGCTCTCCCTCAGGCTTGTCACGTAATTGAGCACGCTGCTCCATAGCCTCGATACCTTTACGTAAAATTCCTGGTGCTGAAGTTTGGTCTACTAATCTATTCGTCATTGTTATATCAATCCTTATAAAATTTTATTATACTACAACTTGAGCTTCTCGATATTTCTTTTCTAACCATACTTGGCCTTTGCCTGTAACTCTAGTCTGGAAAGTAGGATGAGATTTACCTATATTATCAACGAAGGGTTTATGTTCTACTTCAACGAAAATCCCACGATCCTTGAATACTTGGTAAGGTCTGTTATTTCTCATAAGAATTCTATCAGTACGAAGCTGTTTGAAAAACGTGTTTCTTCCAACGCCTATAACAGCAGCAAACTCCCCTATCTCACATGAGCCATCTAGATTGCGGACTGCTATTGCAAATTCGACTTTAGGTTTATCAGCTTCAATCTGAGCCAAAGCTAGTTGCTTAGCCTCTACTTCGTCGGCCCAGGCACGCGCTGCCAATACAGGATTACTAAAATCAGGCAAGGACTTGTTTACCATATTTTCTAATTCACGCCAGCGATCAATAATAGCAAGACGATACTTAGCAGAGTATCCTGCAATAATTAAATCACACTCTCGTCGTGGTAAGTTGAAGCAGGGTAGCATACGGCCAGAGCTGTCTTTGTACTGAGCCGAAAATACGGCGCAGTCAATATTGCACTCTGCTAGTATTTTTCGTATCTTTTCTAGAACATGACGATGCTCTGTTCCTGTCAGCTCTGCGATTTCCAAACTTGACATTGTTTTCTGTGTAGCCAATGCTTGTGTCATTTTAAACTCCTAAAATTAAAGATCAGAATCATCTAGTAAGTAATCCCCTGCAGCCATAATGTATGCATCTAGTAAAAAGACGTGTATAACTCCGGAGGCTATAAAGATGCTAGTAAACATACCGCCTGCGTACCAAGAAGCTGCGCCTGCGATTAAAGTTAACCAAGTAGCAAACATAGAATCCCGTCTCATACTTTCCAAATTACTTTTAGCAAATTCTGTGAGAGGTGTTGTGCTTAAAACACGAGCACTACCCATATATAAGAGTGGGGCTGCTAACAAGATAAATGTATTGCATACTTCCAGAAAAAGGTTGATACTTGGATAAAACACTGATATCATACCAGCGATAATACCTAAAACATAAAACATAAATGTGGACATACTAATACCTATTTCTGAAGTTAAAAAATTACCAAGATACAACTCTAAAGTTGAGATCAAGTGTAAGGTTTGTGGGTGTATATTCCACTCTACTAAAGCTCAAGTGCTAGCAGTATATAGAGGTGGAAGAAAAAAGAAAACATTAGAATCTTGTTCTCGTAAATGCTCGGCAGTTATCAAAGGCTCTAAGACTAGAAGTCTACCAGAGATAATACTATATGGTATAATCTCGACTAAGTTCCCGGAGTTAGAAATAATACAGAATGATAGGACAGTACTAGATAATGGTCTAGAGATAGACCTATACATACCTGCGTACACCTTAGCCATAGAAGTAAATGGGCCTACTCATTACGATAACATCTATGGAGAACTTCGCCTACTACGTACTGAACTTAACGACATGCGAAAGAAAGACAAGGCAGAGGAGTTAGGAATTACAATGAAAATTATAAACATTTCCTCTATACCAGAGAAAGAGCTTAGAACTTTCATTGCAACCTTTTTTGAGTTAGAGATTATACCAATCCTCGTCTGACATTCCGACTGACGTGAAACTCAACCTCATCCAGATGAAACTTGATGGCCTGCCTCTTAGAACTAGTACAACGCTTCTGGCATACAACGAACTCGCCCTCACTAATTGTCGGAATACTAACGTCTAATACATATTCTACCAACAACCCTATTCGTTCTATGCGAGTTCTGATTACAGTATTGTTTGGTAAAGTTGATTGAGTAAGGATGTCATTCATTCTCACTATCCTCAACCCAATCATTTATACTTAAAACTGCTAAATCCTGTTTAGTACTGGCTAGTTCTTCTGTGGTTGGCTGGTACTTGGTAATTTCTTGTGACATAGTAATTCCTTTATTAGAGTTAAAAAATAAACCAATCCTGTAATAAGGATTGGTTTATGTCTATTATAGGTACTGATCTAGTTCCTGTAGGGCATCCTCTTCTTCATACAAATCAATGTTACAAAGTAACTGATCCATTAACTTATACCTATCAGAGATAACCCCTTCTGCTATCTCATAGATCGCAGTCATCCCTTGTATGAAGCTCGGGTCTTCCCCTAGGACATAGTGCTGTCCTGTTGAGGTTATAACTCCTACTTCAGAAGTCTCTTTTACTATTAGCATGTTTTTCAGCATATGTTGTACTTCTCTGTTTACCTCAACCGAGTAATTCATCATCATCCTTCTCCAATTCTACAATTAAGACTAGTCTAAGTATGCGAACATTGGTAGGTCATCATGACCTGGACTAGCGAAACGCAGTCCCTCCAAAGCCGCGATAAACACGGAGTGGGGGCAGGCCAGCAGCCCGGACCTATGCTTGATGTCAAATTCAATTCCCGTATAAAATACGGGGGTTTCTATGGCATCAACGGCCCTTATAATCTGCTGCTGAACGTCAAAAACTCTGTACCTAGTTTTCATAAAACTCTCCTTATTCATAGCGTTTCATCCAGAGTATGTGGCTGGCGAATCTCTGAGCTGAGCACGTCCACGGCGTGTGGCGTGTAAACTTCCACTCCTTCCACTCCACGGAGAGCGTCCACGGAACGAGGCGTGTAAACTTCCACGCCACGTTGTAAAGTCGTAGACTCCCATTTTTAGGGAAACTCATCTCCCTGCACCTCATAAAAGCCATAGCCCCACGGGCGTGTGCCAATAATAAGGTTTTCTCTCCTTTACTTCTTATTTTGCGGCGTGTTGATGCCGCCTTCAGTAGTTTCGCTTGTTTCATGATAACCATCCATTAAACACAATGCTAATTATTGACGCAAGGCTTACGCCCCGCATTAGACTAACTACTAACTATTCATGTAGTCAATCCACTCTTGGTCTTTATATACTGCTACGTAGTCTACCTCTGTGCTGAACAGCTCACCCTCTTGCACGTATTGTGACATGTCTCCAGTCGCGCTTACTGCCCGCGCTAGGCAATCACTACCTACCAGCCTATGGAATGTGACTTTCATCTTACCAGCATACCCATCGTTCTGGATACGGGTAAATAGCCCAGTTTCGACTACATCCGACATTTCAGCTTTGTCAGCCAGTAAGAACGCTAGCGACAATTCGCCTAGCTCCATAGCACTTTCAATCATCTCTACAGTTCGTAGTCCCTGTGCTTTCAGGGCTTTGATTTCTTCGTACTTTAACATTTCGCAACTCCTTTACTAAAGATATAAACCATTATGTTTCCATATAATTCTTATACCAAGACTGGATATCCTTATTGAAGCTAAAAAAGGAAGTACACTACGAGAAGCTAAAAAAAGCTAGAGGTAGTTTATTACCCCTAGCCCCAGCTATAACAGCTGTCTTGAAACCTTAAAACATAAACTTAAAAATTTCTGATGTCTGCAGCGCTAGCCTGGATGGCCCGTGACTGTGTGCACGCCCGCACTACCTACCACTCTTACCCCTGACATCTCTGAAAGAGATGAGGTTAAAGTCCAAGAGTAACTCTTGGTTTACTACTCTAATACTTTATGTTTTGTTTTGCTTAATAAACTTAAAAAATGTGTGTACATTGCGCGCCAGGTACCCGGAGACTGGGCCTCGGTTACCGGCTGTACATCCGTCGAAGACGGAATTGAATTCCCTAGAGTAACTCCAGGTTTACTACTAATAATAAATACTTTATTAAGACTTTGAAACTTTGAATAAACTCATGAGGAGATACTATCTCTTCAGAAGACACGTATGAAAGTCCGTAAGTTTGGTGCAGCGCAACGTAGTGTAGCGTAACCAAGACTGGAGGATTTCAGTAGTGTAGTAAAATCTCTAGAGTAACTCTAGAACTATTGCTTAAGATACTTTATTCAATAAAACTAAGTTTGACGAACTCATTGAAGGTAGGTGCCCTTCTAGATCCACATCCGGCCGGCGCCTGCAGCTGACGCTCCTCAGGACGACGGGTCCTCCAGCATAGCTGGGGGTTGATATACCTGATAGTTACTATCAGTATTTTGTTTTAATACTTCGTCATTTGAAACAAGTGAAACTAGTTGACTAAACTCGATTGAGAGACGGAAAGACATGCATTTAAATGGACCATAGTCTCGTCTCTTCGAAACCAGGGACTGGGTCATCGCCGTCTACATCCGATTCCTTTGTAAAAGGAATAGTAAAGTGTAATTGTTACAATTACGATAATCAGTGTTAAGCCCACGCAACTTAAAACTAACCTAAATACTTTAGTCGTTGAAACTCTCCACTCTTACCCGGTGGAGATTAGGTTTACTACTGGCTTTCTATTTCTCGAATGTTACTACAAGTAACCTCTTTATAAGGGGCGTAGGTATCCAAGGATAGGATGTCAACTTGACCAGTACCTGATTGTACTACACAGATACCTACTTCAGGGTATTCTACTGCTGATGCTATTATTGATCCAGTTGCCATCGCTATCTTATCCTTTTACAAAATTAATTAAAAAAAGAGTTTAAGTATCTTACCCGATAAATCTAGGTTTGTAATCTATGTCTAGATTACAGTTAAAAAAATAAGAGTAACTCTTATCCTGTAACTTACTGCAATGTGAAATACTAAGATACTGAGAAGGAACGAGAGTCTATACGCAAGCTATTAGAGAACTATAACATAGTAGTCTAATAGGACATGGTACGGAGTCGAGTTTTTCTTCTCTAAATATCTTATACCAGGAATTTGCAAATTATTTAAACTGCAACTTTAAGACGTTGCCCCGTCAAAGTGTGCAAGGGGATTTTTGTTGCGTTTGAAATCTTTATAACGTTGTGTAAGCCTGGGTTGTAATTACTATCACTACCTAGCTCTATACGACGAATAGTACGAGAGGATACTTTAGTCATGGACGAGAACTCTGACACTGACAAGTTATTCTTAATACGGAATCCCAGAACTTTAGTTGACATTACTTTGCGAGCTTTTTCGATCTTCATTTTTGTTATAGTGCTTTCTAATTTACATCATTGAAAAAAGAAAGGGGTTGAAATTAACCCCTTTCCACGTTACAGTGAAGTGCTACGAATTAAGGTTTGACTGTGAATGTCAAAGTCCCATCCTCATTGCACATCACACTTTTAAGATTAGACAAAGGCACGTGTAACACCTCTGAACCAATCTGAAACAATATAGAACCAGCCTTTACTACTGTAGGTTTTTTCACTTCAGTATTTTCAGTCTCTGGAGATGTCTTTGGCGATTTACCACGCAGTCCAGGGACTTTAGTGTGAGCAGAAACCTTTACAGGTTTGTTCACTGGATTGCTACGAGGACCAGTGGGTTGGTTACGGCTGTAACCTTCCACCGTGATAGGAGTGCGTCCTACTGCTGACTCAGTGGCCACAATGCCTCCTACGCTATCAGCAGGGATAGTTGTCATAGGACGACGGTTAGACTGCGGCTTTAATACCTCAGATGCAGTTAATCCACATAACACACCAAATATGTCAAGCGACTTAGAAAAATACCCAACAGTCTCACCTTTCATGGCGGAGCTGATTGAGCCCCAGCTAATATCAACTCCATTGGACCGGCGGAAACGATCCATGGGTAGTCCTGAGCTTTTCATTGCTACCAGTAGATTGTGAGCCAGGTTGCTGCGCTCAGCGCTAGTAAGCTTGATACTCTTACTACCTACTGCCGCAGCCTTCGCCGCGTTAATTAAGTTCGGTGTTACTGATGCTGCTGCTGTACTTGTTATAGTCATGAGGATACTCCATAAGAAAGTTAAAGTTATAAGTAAAGATATGTTCTCTACATAATTCTTATACCACAGTATAGGTAGATTTATGAACTACCAAGTATCAATAGTATTTGGGCTAGGGACTCTTCTAATCATTCCATTTCTAAGTCTGACCTCATGATCTATCCCTACCTCATCTGCTAGAATAAGGCTACATTCTATTTCTATCAAATCTCTCGATATAGTAGACACGGAGATGAGTACATCAGCTATAGCAGCGGCTATCCTCTCTCTCACTCTTTGCTTAGCCATTAATATTATCCTATCTCTTTCTGCAAGAGGCAGATGGAACAAGTCAATTCGCTCTTTTATTTCAAATCTTTCTATCATATACGTTTTCCCTAAGTCTCATATTCTAACCCCGTTAGCTGCTGCAAATCCCAGTACTATAAACCCAATAGCCCCTACTATTACTAAGGCTGCGACAATAATCTCTGCGATTACATCCTTACTCAGTCGTTTTTTCAGCATTTAAAATCCTCTTCTTTCTTATACTCTTACGTTTTACTTCTACCTTCTCAATAAGAATAACTCCTGCTATAAATACCCAGGAGAGTACTAGCACCCCTATTACGAAAATAATAGGTGCCAGTACATACCAGGTGAACCATACTGCAAGTACTGTCAGCATACCTTTCCTTTTAATTAGTCAATTCAGATAAAGGCTCAATAAAATGACGGCACTTTTTAGAGTTGTTAGTCTGTAGACTTGTAGCTAATACAGGCTCTCCTCCCATCTCTAATAGGGATATTTTACCTCTCCAAGATTGAGTTACTGGACTCATTTCACTCTGTATTAGAGTTACAAACTTTTTCATCTGAATCGACGTTTCCTCTGACGTTCCTGATATAATCTTCAACTCTACCCTGGTTGGAGTGATAGTTAATCTATTCCGTACGCCGGAAGTCTCTACCATAGTTATTTCATTCATTTTACATCACCTTATAAAGAACCATACATGTTATCATTCCGATAGCTAATCCTATTCCTAGGTTAGTCAAACCGGTACCTATACTATCTAAACCTTCAACTATTCCCATAGCTATGCTATCTGCTGAGTAAGTTATGTGGTCTTCTATAACTTCAGTCTCTCTGTCGTCCAATTTACGTTCCTTTAATTAGTTAATAAAAATAAGCCTCTGAGTTGGCCTAGCAAAATAAATGAGTAAGAATGTACCTATTGGTCTTCTAGCGCAAAGAAGTCCATACTTCCCCGCCTGCCCGTCTCGCATCGGTACTCATTTATAGTACTAGGCCAACTCAGAGGCCTACCGTATCATACTATAAATACAGAGAAATAGTATCTTGCCAGTTTTCCCAATTACGTATTCTGTCAAACCCAGTCTCTTTAATATTATGAGGCTGGTCATACAGTAAGGGTATCCAGTGTGGCGTCATAGCGCCTTTTTGGATGTTATCATCTATAAGAACTGAGCCTCTAACTAAAGTTTTATCTCTGGCGATAACCACTCTATCTACCCATTCTTTCCCTAGATACTTTTCTACCCACATCAATTTCTCCATTGCACAAGAAGTAGAGCCATACAAAGGAGCAGTACAAATAATAGGATTTAGTCCCATTTTCAACATCTCTTTTAATGCTGAAAGTCCAGCCTCAACAGGAGGTATAGTGCTAAAGAAATCAGGAGTGTACATGATTCTTCTGATTTGAGCACTTACATCAGGAGGGTAGTCGTCTTCCACGTTTCGGCTTATTCTATTCTCAGGAGTAACAACTAAATCCTTATTCATAACTTTCAGACTCATGTTGTAAAAGTGCTCCTCAAAGTTTGCCAAAGGACCGTCCATATCCACTAATATTGCCATGCTATTCCTCTAATAAGTAAGTGTCTTGGATTAACTCTACTGCGACGCTATCATCTGAGCAGTAAAATAAAGTGGGGAAAATATCCAGAGGAAATTTCTCATTCATAAAGGCTTGACCAAAACGCAGGTGCCTGTATCTGGCAAACTTAGATACGCTAGTTGCCATTATATACTCTAAACAAAAATCATCGAATTCACTTTGAGTAATCCGCTTTTTAGATTTGGCCGTAAAGGATCCGTCTCCATTATCCACTATTTCGAATAGATCCGGAGAGTACTTCTCTAATAAATTTGAGTCCAATGGATGATACATTTTTGCCACCTCCTGAAATAAAAATAAAGTATTCTTTGTACTATTCTTATACCAGATAAGTGTGGGTTTTAGGAAAAGGTAAAAAAAGAAGCCTGCTATTACACAGGCTTCAGAACTACTTATTTATCAATGCCTTTAAACAACTGAGGTACTGCGCCATAAGTTGGTAGGGCACCATCCCATTTCTCAATGAACTTCAATTGAATATACTCACTGCCACCTTGCTTCTGGATAGCTTCAGCTTGTACTTTAATTACTTCGGCCTGGGCCTTAGCTGTAGCTATTGCCTGTTCACCACGAATAGTGATAGCCTGAAGGTTGTTCTGCTCAGTTAGGGCATTCTGCTCGGCAGTAACCTTACGTTCAATAGCTTGATTATAGGTGGGAGAGAATTGGAAGTTAGTAACCGCGATATCATTAACAGATACGTAGTGGGTCTTAAGTTTAACCCGCATTAAAGCGATAATCTCTGTACGTACTATTTCCCGCTTGGTAATGAGTTCCTCTGCAGTATACTTAGCTGTAACAGATTTCATAACTTCTTCAATAGAGGGTTTGATCGCCTTCTCTTCTAACGTCTCCATATCGCGGTAATTACGATACACTTCTGGAGCATCTACAGCATCAACTGAGTAGATAACAGCCATACTGGAACTAACCATTTGTAAATCCTTAGTGCTAGCATCTAGGTTAGTAGCCGTATAGGTTACTGTTTTAGTATTGACCTCATGATCTTGATCAAAGAATGGGATCTTAAAATGAGCGCCTTCGGAGTAAATACCGGGCTCTACTGCACCCATTCTCGTTAGCACACCAGTCTGTCCAGCAGAAACAGTAAAGAAAGAACCCATTAATATTGTAACAGCTAATAAGGCTGCCATGATGGTACCGATTAAGACAATAGTGCTTTTATTCATATAAACCTCTTTAAAAAATTAAACTACAAAAACCACCAATGAAATATAGTGCCATCGGTAGGTAAACCTGCTTCCTTAAGAACCACTTTTAAAAGCACTATGATACACTATTACTATATTCATGTATGCACTATGATGCTTTATTCTAATTACTCATGCTTTAGGATTAGGTTTCGTACAGATCCCATGCGTTATCATGCAATACTTTAGCGAACTCACTACCCAATGACTCTTGTTTAATATTAAAATTAAGCTTATGAGATAACGCAATTTTCTGGGCATTTGTACCAGAATATCCGCTATGCATATCAACTTCAGTCATTACCGAGCCATCTGGCATGTCGTAGAACTTAACTGTTGCGGACGGTTGTTTGTCGGTCATATCTTACCTTTCGTTTATAACAAACTTTAGTTTTAAAGGTTATTTATTATCTTTTGCATAATATTCCCTATATTGTGTTCTTGTACCTTTGAAAGTAACCGAGCCTTTACCGCATTTAAGACAGGATCTTATAAGAGTATGCGTAAAAGGAGGCTCTCCGAATACTAAGGAGTTTTTCCAAAGGTGATGACAAAATATTTGTCGTATAAATCTTTGTGCGGGTTTAAAGTTCATATGACATGGACTCCTTATGATCAACTGGCACGAGTTGCCATCCATCAGGCACTTTCATCCCATCCTCAATCATAGTGCGGAGTTTAGCCTCAGCACCCTCTAACTTTCCAGAAATAACGCTGAATGGGTCTATTCTCAAGTCACCACATAAGCGGTACTGCGCCATAATTTCATCTATCTTAGTCATGATTTACCTTTCATCTCAGCATTCTCATCATCTTCTTCTAGCATCTTCTTAAAAAGATTATCGTAGTGCTCATAACATTCATGCTTGCTACATAGTCGAACACATGTCCGTCCATACCATCTTGTAGATGGCTGTTCCCCACACTTATCACAGGGTATTTCTATGTAAACAACTGAATCCCTATTGTCCATTGATATTACACACACCTTTCCTTTTATCCTCAAGCCACAACTCTATTGCATTAGCGAACTCTTCGCCGGTAGCAGGTATATCGTTACGCTGTATACGCACCCACGCAATCAGCTCAGCTGGTATCTCTTGTGCTGTCTTTTGTTCGGGTGCAAATTTTCTCACTTTTTCAATCATAACCTTTACTTCATACTCATATTTCAGATACCGTTCTCCCCAAGGTTCAGGAGGATGTCCTTCCCATACAAGCTCACTGCATGAATCTTCACCGCATTCCTCTTCGCATAAAGTCCAAGCTAATACTTCCCAATCACCATACATAAAAGACTGCTCTTCAGATTCCTCTTTATGCAGCCGCGCAATCTTGGATTTAAGCTCTTTGTTATCTGCTTCAAGCTCTTTGTTGCGCTTCACTATTGGTTCAACATCTTCGTACATACATAACTGCCCGACTGAGTGTTCAGTAAATACAATACGAGGCTTACCTAAATTTAATTGCATGTCAGATGGAAAATATCTTGTAATCTCACTCATAAGAAATACCCGTCCAATACCTTGCCAGTTAGTCTGTAGGCATAAATATGATTAGGCCACCATGAATACGAGCTTGCACTTTCTTTACCAACCATTACTTGCCCAGGTTCATCTTGAATCAGGTACTCGAACTCCAGCCCGTCAGGTAAGGGGCAATCGCCACCTAGCCATATAGTCCACGGCTGGTTGGGTGTAATCCGCACGTTACTTGGGTTAATTGTGAATACGTCTGAGTTGCTGTCCGCAGTTTTCGAGGTCGTACCACCTTGGTAATAATGCACCATTCCACTGCTAAACGAGCTGAAATAGCGGTCATCGTTTCCTGAGCAAAGACCAAGTGTAATAAGGGTGTCAACTGGTAGCTTAGTCCAGTTAATCTGCTTCGCCACTGACTTCATTCGTAGATTGTGGATGTGTGCACGGTTAGTGGGAGAGCGCCCCTTCGCACTATAAGTATAGATATATCTCCCTATTTGCACCACAACCTGATGGGCGTGCGTGGCAGTAGATCTATATGCAACAAACTCTACTGGGGTTCCGGCTTCTGTCTCAATCGGTTCGCCAGCTATGGCTCGTTGTAAATCAAATTGGTTGTTCATAATTTATACCCTTCAAGTAATTTTCCAGTTAGTCTGTACGCGTAAATAATATGATGAGTCCATAATAACCCTCTTGCGTTTTCTTTACACGTTATTTTTCGTCCTATTTCATTGTTAGCTATATATTCAAACTCCAGCCCATCAGGAATAGGACATTCACCACCTAACCACACTGTCCACGGCTGCTCTGTAGAGATAGTAACATCAGCTATAGGTATCGATACTGTATCACAGCACGTGTATGAAGTGCCCCCATCCATAAATACGTTGATCAATATCTCTGGAACATTAACATTTATAGAGCTAAAAGCAAATTTTCCGCTATATTTAGTATCCAAAATCGTATCAACTGGCATCTTCGACCAATCAACTTGCTTCACCACTGACTTCATGTGAAGGTCAAAATAACAATTGGTAGCTCGACTAGGGTACCTTCCGTTTGCAGGATACATCAATATATCAGTTCCCACTTGTATGATTAGCTGCTTACCCGCCTCCGCAGTAGGTCGATAGGCAACAAACTCAACAGGTGTTCCAGCTACAGTTTCAATCGGTTCGCCGGCTATGGCTCGTATTAAATCAAATTCATTATTCATTTGAAACCTCCTTAAAATTACCAATGGACTACTGTACCATCAGTGGGTAAACCTACTTATTTAAACACACCTCAATACTCTTCATCGTATAACCCCTCCATACTTAAAGTGTAACAGTATACTGCTTGGTGCTTGCTTATCACTGTTTACTTCCGTAAAAGGTATTCCATTATTCAGTAGCATCTCTTTTATTTCTGCATCCTTTTCAACAGCCTCTTGCTCAGTCTGCTTTCTACCTACAGGATCGTATACTTTATCTCTAATCAAGAAGTAGTTATAATTATCGTAGGTGTCCCACAGCTCAAACATCAAACTCTTAAAAGTGTTAGGTAGATAGTCTGCAGTAACATAATTAATACCTAGTATTAACGGGGAGTCAGTTATAATGGTGTCTCTCTTACCTTGTAACCGAGCCATGCGTCTATTTTGATTACCAAGAATGTGCAACTGATCTGTTAGCAGATAATCGTTACCCTCCCACGTCAGATCCTTAGCATACTCGGTTACTTCTTCTACTTTCTGTCCATCCCATTTCATTAGAAAGAACAACCCGGCTCTCGTGGTGCTTTTACCGCATCCAGGGCCCCCAAATAAGTTTATTACTTTAGTTTTGTTTTCATTCATAATCTCTTATTATTACTCCTACTGGAAACGTTGGAATTCTATTGTTAGTTAAATCTTGAAATCTTACCGTTAAATGTTTGCCTACTAGTGAGTCTAACTCTGAAAATAACTTAGCCCGATACTCTCTTGTACCCTCCGGTCTCACATCAAAAGTTCTACCTTCTTTTGTAGCACAGGTAAATACCACTGTTCCCTCGTCTTCACCACTAGCCTCATTCCCCCCAACAATCAGGAACTCCTCTTCTTGAAAGTCTTTGAGTTTTTGAAGGTTTACGGATCTGTGCCCTACTATGTAAGAGGAGCCTATATTTCTAATCATAGTACCTTCATAACCATTATCCTGGTTACTACGATGTACTATTAATAACTCCTCTTCATTATTTACAGTTACGGTGTTAACTTTATAGATATGAGTAGACTGGGTAAACCCTCGATTGTAGAATCTATTCCAAAAGGATAAGCTCGGATGTACTACGTCGTAGACATGGTATTCTAAAGTAGATAGTAACTCATGATCCGACCTCTCTCTCTTAATAGCAGCAACGATATCTTGAAGAGGTAATCCTTTTTTAAAGATCTCCCCATCAAAGGTCTCTCCTACTTCCATAAGTTTTAGCAGGTCTTGAGTTAAATGGCCTAGAGTATTAAAAGGCTTCCCTCCCCTAGACATGTACTGTATCTGGGTTTCACTCACTTTTGTAGCTAAGCATCTTACACCATTGAGTTTGGGTTGTGTTGCTGCTGGCCAGGAGATGTTATGGCTACGCTTTGAGTAAGAATGAGCTAGCATCGGAAGCATGGTGCTAGCGCTACCTGTATTCTGGTTAAATGCGGCTGACTCTAAATAACCCTCATCTAGCTTCTTGCACCACTTGGAGGATGCTTCTAGTAGAGCCTGTTCCAAAGCAGTAGTCTCATTCTTTCTACCTATATTCTTGCTCTTTATTTCAGAAGAGTAGGTTACGGTTTGCTTACCATCTAATAACCCTCGTGTGGTCTTTAATTTGTAACCTCCAGTGTCAGGCTCAACAACACGTATCTCCCACACCTTTGTGGAGCCAGTAGAGGTTAGTCCGAAAAGCTTAGGTAGCTGTCTGGGATTTTCTATATTCTCTGACATATTAATCCTCTACTCTAACCACTGTAACCCCGTTGTGGGTGGTTGAGGGGTAGTGCAGATTAATCTTGTTATGCTTAAGTAAGAGTTTTACGATTTCACTAGAAGGCAACTCAGGAATCATATTGAATTGGTCGTACTCTCCACGCTCCATGCGTAGAATAGCAATATTTCTACCAGATTTTTTGTAGTAAGGATCACGATTACTGCAACGAGCTGTTGCAACTTTAATCTTCGTACCTTTCTTGTTTTCTTTATATGCTATAGTCAAGCCACCAAGTAAGTGTGGTTCAGTAGAGCCTTCTTCATAACGGCGAATATGTAAAAATTTAACGTCTGAACGATTCATTGTATTTTTCCTTTTAATAAGTGAGACAAAAAATAACAGCCGTTGTTACGCGGCTGTTCTATAGTACTATAATTATTCTAAATCTTCTAAAGTTTTTTGAATAATAGAAGAGTCTAGGTCAAAGGCATTAGCCACCCTACCTAATTTGAAGGTTATGCTACTTAAGTGTGGCTTAGTCGAGCGCATTCCCCAATTATCGTGGGTATCCTGTAGATGACTTATTAATTCTAAATGAGCATCTGGTACCAATCCTGCCCTTACTAAATCTTCCCAGATTTGCCCTTCTATAGCACCTTTATGTGTTAACTCGGTGTACTCCTGTGTGGATATTAAGCATCCTGCCGCACACCGAAATCCATTATCGTGCTTATACACACAGAGTGTACCTCCTTCTACAGATCTACTTCCTTGAGTAATAAGATGAGTTGTAACATGATTAAATACTTGCTGAGGGGTTGCCTCTGCAAGTGTTGCTAGGGTTATAGGTTCTACCATTTTATACCTCGTTGTTTACGGTTATTAAAGAATGCTTCTCTAGCATACCTAGTCATTGGCATATGATTACCACAGATAGTAAGTTTACCGGAGAGCATAACCACGCTGACTCCTTTGTTCTTAGGGCCACAGCAGGAAAATCTTCCGCCGTAATATGGCCATAGCTCCTCTAATACTGATGATATAGAGCCTCTCACTCCTGTTTCTCCAAAGATAAGATACCGTCATATCTTAGTAGCTGATCAGATATTGCTTCTAGCATCATCTCATTTAACACTGCTGCATGTAATGCGTTACTGTATGCAATGCCCTCTTCTACGCCCTCAGCCAAACTACTTTCTAAAGTAATATTAAAATTCTCTTGAGAGCATCTCGTAAGCCTAGAGATTATAAACCCTGCTATCAAGCCTTGTCTTATATCTGGAGATATACCGTCTACTTCAATTGTTACACAAGAATACTGTGTCTCTACCTTTTCCATTTAAAGCCCCTAAGTTAGTTAATGAATGAACCGCCTAGTATTGAAGACGATCCTTTAGCGTAGATATTACGACGAGGACGTTCTTTATAGTTACTTTTAGGAGGTTCCTTGTCACTACAACGATGAACAATCGTCGGAAGCCCTTCTATCCTAAATATCTGTTTTTCTACAGCAGCCTCTTCTGCTTTTCTTGCCTTTGTTGCAGCGTCTTTAATTAGACGCTCTAACATAAGAGATTCCGCGCTTCTAGTTACTAAAACAGATGCAGAATACCGTTTTAGGTTACTGTCTATTTCAAAGGTAACTTCTTCTAACTTCACCATTGTACGTAGTAGTAGAGTAGTGGCGTTTACATTTACCCCGATTCTATCACTAAGCTCCTCAATGGATAAACCATCATTCTTCATGAGCTCATTAAGTACCGACTGACGACGCTCTTCCGAGGTCTTAAATACATTTTTTCTTGTTTTACCGAGATTACTCATTTAGTCTCCTAACATAAAGTGAATTGTTTTCTTGCTATAGTTCTTATACCAAAGAAACATTACATTATAGGAATGTAAAAAAAGCCGATGTGTAAATATCGGCTTTAGGAGAAACTTAAGCTAGTTACTTATTCGCAGTCGGACGCTTTACTATCTAAATATTCCTTATAAGCTTTCTTAATATGGTCCACAAGGGTGGGGTTCATATAGTCGTATTGATCAGGAACATCTAAACAAACAAATTCTGTAAGGTCTGGAAAGCGGTTCATAAGCTCTAAACCCATCCACTGTTCCGCAACAATTACTTCATCCGCCCACTCAATTAGAACGTCCGTAACATCTATTAATGCATACTCTGACTCTAGCCCAGCTGCACGAGTGTTATAGTCGTATTCTTCCGCTAGAACACGAGACATAGTAGGAGAGCGCAGTAGTCCTGCGCTACAGACACAAAGGACTCGTTTGCTAGAACCTTGAAAATGATTGTGACAATTTGCTAATTTATTTCTCGAACTTGGTGTTGTCATTTAAATATTCCTTTTACTGTCAGAAATCATTAACCTAACCTTGTCAAAGATAATGATGTGTAATACTAGTGTTGCAAGTGGTGCCCGAGGCCAGATTTGAACTGGCACGCTGTAAAGCAATGGTTTCTAAGACCATCGTGTCTACCAATTTCACCACTCAGGCGTTACTGGTAATAAGGATTGGTGCTATTTCTAGAGTAGATCCACTGAGGGATCCTCCTAATTTATAACATCAATCCATATTACTATTAAAATGAGCGGGTGGGGAGAATCGAACTCCCATTTTAAGTTTGGAAAACTTAAGCTCTACCATTAAACTACACCCGCGTCGATAATGCAAGGTAGCAAGTATCAACTTGCAAACTGCAACATATCAACAATAAGTTTTATCCCTCACCTGTTAAGCTCATTTATCCATCACAACAATATTCGACGAATCGATAGCGGGATAATGAGAAGGGTCAGAGATTCCATTAAGCTCGTTGAGGCTTGGCCTCAACTATATGTGTGCTACCTTGCAGCCAGTGCCTCTTCCGTTATAGGAAACAGTAAAAAACCTATGGCCGAGGCTGTCGTAAGAGAGGGTACATGAACGATCAAGAACTTACCTCTCTCACGGTAGGACTGGCAACCTACTAAAACTATTATACTACTCTAGAGCAGCTATTTCAATAGCTGTAGCACTTAACGCAACACAAACTTTGTTACGATTAAGATCTGAGATGTCATCAGAGAGCTTAACTAAGGTGCGTTTTGCATCAACCTCAGCTTTCTTTACTAGTTCTATGAAAGACTCATCTAGAATGGCAATAGGATAACCAGCGCTACGTCCACTCATTAACGCATAAGAAGCTCTAGATGCATCAGCTACATTTACATCTAATCCTTCAAAAGTGCTATAGGACATCTTACCTTCAGTGGAACCGGTAATCAGTTTATAAGCTGCCAAAGTTCTCTGAGCAGCATCTATTCTAGTCAGTTTACTTGTTATGCCATGCTCTAGATTGGCTGCAGCCACTTGGTCTTTTATGCGGACCAGGTCTGCCTGTAAATTAGTGATATTCGTAACAGCCTGAGCTGCTTCTAACGCATACTTAGTAACTAAAGCTTGAGAGTAGGAAGCCTTAGTAGTTACGTTGAAGTTAGTATCCTCTACTCGTTTTTTGAGTAGTGCAGTATTCTCAGAGATACTTGCGTTAATACGCTCTACTACTTTGTGCCATCTATTTAAGGTTAAACTAATGCTTTTGCTTGGTGTCGTTGAATTCATATTTTATTCCTAAAATTTAAGTCAGAGTTGAATTGAGTTGGTGGGTCTGAGGAGTTTCGAAATCCTAACCCATGAATTATGAGTTCATTGCTCTTCCCTTGAGCTACAGACCCCTTGAAACTTGGTGCGCCCGACAAGAGTCTAACTTGTAACCCCCGATGTAGAAGATCGGTGCTCTATACAATTGAGCTACGGACGCATATTTTTTATACTACAGAAAGAATCGGTCTAATATCTTCAACGTTCATTCCAGCTAACTCAGCTATTGCCTTAGCCTTATCAATGTTAGATACTCTGCTATTCCTAATCCAAGAATGTACTGCTCCATTGGAAACTCCTAGAAGGTTAGAGGTTTTTGTTACGCCGCCAATTTTTTCTACTGCTACTTTTATGTGGTTCATTTGATAAATCTCCCTAGATGGTAGGGATTATACTACTGCGTAAATAAAGATACAAGATATTTCTTTAGTAGCTTAAAAGTAGGCTAAAAATAAGGACGCACCAAGCATCCTTATTTGTAACTACCTAAAAATTACTTAAGCAGATACTGGTGCTGCTGGGGCTACTTCTGCAACTACTTCTGGTGCAACAAAGTCAGCAGGTACTTTTTGCAAGTCAGCTTTAGTATCACGAGGAACTCCCATGCCTAAAGACTTAGCCAAAGGCAGAAAGTTTTGTGAAGCCAGACCATATTGAGTAGCACGTTTTACACCAGCCATCATATCTTTTAGACCAGCGATTTGTGATTCCAAGGTAGCAATGGTTGCAGCATTGCTTGTCAAGAATGCATCTTTGGTTGCCAACAGGTTAACGATCTCACCAGCCGCTTCATCAACAACTTTAGTACGGCGCTCAGTCATTTGACGATTCAAAGAAGTCTGGATGTCCAGAGGTAAGCCGCCGAAGTCAGCAACTTGCTGTTCGATATCTTTGTCAGCTAAACGAACTAAAGTAGCCATATCTATTGGAGCGTTCATGTGTATTTCCTTTTATTGAGTTAAAAAACTAAAAAATGAATTGACAGTTTTACCTACTCTGACAAAGGTTAGCGAGAATGTATCTTCTCTAAATTTCTTATACCAAGTAAATTGACATTATTTAATTATTAACGCAGAGTTCTCTCATTCTAGGTAATATCCTATTAAGCTTGGCTGTTTGTTCAACCCTACAAGAACTTATGTATACTGGATGAAAAGGTACTCCCGCATCAGACATATCTTCTGTATCCAGTACTGCAAATAAAGCTTTTACTAATCTTCTAAGTTCTTCAGGGTCATATTCTTCCAAATCTATATCATTCATAGGTAATCCTGTCTAAATAATCAAAGTACCATTTACGAGCTTTATTACTAACTGCACTGCCTACGTCTTTAGGCTCTAACCCCGACTCAACTATAGTATCGGTTTCCTCTTTAAGAATATCATTGTAAACCCAACGAACAAAGTCTCCTGTGCTTTTAACGTCAATGGCACGGTTGGTTTCCTTCAAGAAGGCTATGCTTTGTAGAAGTCTATTCTCTGTTACACATTTCTCTAAGAAAGCTTCTATGGAAGCTACCTTCTCTAAGTCTACTGCTGCTAGAGTCTTAACTTTAGATGAGGAGTGTTTTTCTCCTTTGACCTTAAACCATAGTTCACTAGTCTCTAGCCCAGGAGTAACACAAGACCATACTATTCCTTCTCCTGTTCCTTCTATGCCAAATGCCTTGCCTACCGGACAGCACTCTTCTACTTTAGTAGTCAGTTCAATTAAGGTATTCTGAGACAAAGCAGGGTTTTCAAAGTCAATAGAAATTGAGAATGTAGGGAAGTCGTGTATTAAATACGTTGATCTCTCTGGATATGATTTCAAGTCAGGAAAGTCTGAAGGATTATACCAAGTATCTCCTGCCATTATCTTGAAGATTACAAACATCTTTTTAAGTTTAGAAATGGCTACTCCTGCTTGAATTGATCCTCCACACCATTCTCCAAATAGAGTTAGTGGGCCTCTATACTTTATGGTTGATGAAACAATAGATGCAATCTCATAAAAGTGATCTCCGTAAGACCTACCCCAGAAAGCAAATCCAGCATTATCATTTTCTACAGATAGTATTCTTTCTCTACTTTGAAAAGTAAGTCCTCCTAAAGGTCCTATTACTACTGCGGCATTAGTACCATGAAGTTTTACTGTCCCCTCAAAGTCTAGAACAGGCAATTTCTTAGTACGGTCGTATTTAAGCTCTCCTGCACTATCTACCCCGATAAATCTTGTCCTGCGATCTACTTTCTGTATTACGGTTCTAAACTGCTCTATTGATGGAAATTTAATATGTTCTTGCATAATTAATCCTCTGTGATCATAGGTAAAAAATCTTCTCCGGGAAGCCCAAGAAAAGACATGCCTTGTTTTATAACAAACTCTTTATAGTTGTTTTCTCTTCCTATGTATAAGTTCATCATCAACCCCATTACCTCATGGTGCTCGGTGTTAGCCTTAATAGCGTATTCTTTACGGCCTAGACCTTTATTCTCTTCATAGAAATCTTCTACGGTTTTTACTAAGTGATTGAACTTTGGAATAACCATATCTTCCATTTTAGAAAGCTCGGCTAGCACCCAAGCATCATCTGAGAAAGCAGAACGTATATCATCTGATAACTCATTTACTACTAACGCAAATAATTTACTAGGGGTTTGAATAGAGTCTTTGGATTGGTGTAACTGAATGTAGGCTAGATTTTTGACTTTAACTAAGTAGGAGGTAGAGTCTTCTCTCACCATCTCTATTACGTAACCCTCTCCTTTTTTCTCTTTGCGTATTTCAGAGACTAGTGTAGATTGGTCTACTTGATATAACCAAGTAGAGTCATATAAGTCCTGGTAATGTACAATCTGATCTATTAGTGTAGAGTACCTAGACATCATCAAATAATTACGAAGTTCACTACCAAATAGTGTGCCTCCGGTAGTATGGTTTCTCACAGATAATATAGTTAACTTGTCCTCAGAATATGGAACCACTATGCGATTGGTAGGGGAAGTATATTCTAAGTTTACAGTAATACCCTCCTCCGCAGCTAGAAGTAATTCCGATTTAAATCGTCTGTTCTCTTCCAGGTCTAACCAAGTCATTGCCGCTATAGCTTGGCTAGAGAATAAGTCTGCTTTGGATTTAAGTCGTAGTTGACCTTTATATAAATAAGTAGAGATCAAGGAGCCATCAAGCTTGTCCATCATTGTACCTACTATACACAGAGTGTGGTCTACACCACCTTCTTCATAATTAAAAAATTTCTGGGGAGGCAGGCTGACAAGAACGGGGTTATTAATATCAGTAACATTAAACATTGTGCCTCGGCAATCTAAGGCTCCAGGCTTTTGGAACTGTGTCCAAGAGGCTAATCGGTAGTTGAAGATGTTATATAGCTGGTCTTCTAGTACCACCTCTTTGCGGTAGAAACTTTCATCTTCATTTACTAAAGCTATTAACGTTTTATACATGTAAGCCTCTCTCATCTATGGTGCTTTGCTGTATACAACAAAGTTATTTCACTAGCGGTTACTGTATTTACCATCGTTATGTGTTTAGTAGGAACCCATCCTGTAGGGCCATCATCTATCTTAGTAAGATAATCCCCCATAGGTAACACGCATACTCCTTCAGGAATTCTATCTTCGTCCAAAGGTAGGTATACTATTTCCATGTTGTTATATCTAGGCATAATATGTAGATAGTGTAAGCCCACTGGGTGTATAGTAACACCATCTTCTAAATAGTTAAGTATGTATTCATGTACGCTATTAATAGCAGTGACAAAGTCCTTTCCAAGATTTGAAAGGGTATGGTTATATAACGCTGGTATTATAGCCGATATACTTCCAGTAGACGGCTCCTGCGTCATACAAATGTAATAGGAATATCTAGGGTCTTCGTTAAAGTTCATTCTTACTCCTTATTAAATGAAAATCCCAGATGATTAGTCTGGGATTGTGTGGTGGAAAGTATTTGATTCGAAAGTTACTCTTTATGTGCATCAGCCAGCTTAGCTAAACCTTCTCCTACTCCATCGGCAAAATTTCTGTTATGGCACTCAATAAGCATAACTTTTGCTTTTCTAATAGTAGCTGCTCGGTGTCTATTCTGTTCAGCACAGAACTCGGTTACAACGTTTCTAGTCGGGGTAGATAACTCATCATACACGGCTATCTTCTGATCTAGAATATGCAATATAAAACTTAGTTCTTCATCCATTACGACGTCACCACAAGTTTAAAATCTGGATTTAACCAATATGGGACTTGTTCATATAGTGGTTTTTGCGTGGGAGTTATCGGTCCAATGGTCGGATTAGACATAGTTAGGTTATGTACCTCTATTCGTAGGGCAGTAACCTCTGCTCTTAGCTTAGATAACTCCTGTTTCATATCATTGACTTCTTCAGTATCAAATACTTTTTCGTGTGGCATGTAATACTCTTTCTATATTGGCACTCCCGTAGTGAATCGAACACCACTCAGTCTGGTTTGGAGCCAAACTCGCCTCGCCTTGGAACATGCGGGAGCATTGTTTAAGTCTTCTTACTAATGCTACTATGGAGCTGGCTCCATTTAAACTCCTAATTCTGGCAGTGGATACAGGGATTGAACCTGTGCATGACGGGATCAAAACCCGTTGCCTTTCCTCTTGGCTAATCCACACCTGTTCAAACTAATTTAGCAAAACGTCTAACTAAAAACATTAACCATTTAGGGGCGTAAATTATAGCTGTAACCTGTGCCGGTAATACCTTCACGCCATTCATTCTAACGTGAAAAAACTCACTATAAGCATCCTGTGTTAATGAGAATACCGCCTCTGTTTCCGACCGGTTTAATTCATAAAATGCACAGTTAGTTATATACTGCCCCTTCTCCTCGGGGGTAGTCGTTGGTTTATAAACTAGGTCTATGATGTGTTTAGCACTAAGCCTATCAGTAAACGGTATTTTTTTCTCTATCATAAGGTTCTCATTACTAGACTATAGGAAAAGTAATAGCATAAGACATTCAAACACTCCCTTGATTATTACTAATTAATTATAGTGGAAGTATAGATAACGATCATAGTGGACGAATGTAGCTGCTTTACCAGCAGCTACACCTCATTAACGGTCTACACTTCCTTCTAAACTATAAGGATTGTTACATTTTACTCGAATGCGCTATTATCAGCAAGGCTATCTTCTAAGTCATGTATATCCCCTAGTATTCTAATAGGCTCTGCTCTACCTACTACATATACCTCTATTACTGGTCTGAATCTACCACCTTCTTTTATAGGAGTCCCACACACAAGGTGTGTAATTTGTTTAGCCATAATTGCTACAGAGGTAGGTATCGCCGTATCTGCTAGTACATATCCAATAATTTTCATAGTCTATTCCTTTATTCAAACATTAAAAAACCCAGAGAAGTTTCCTAGTCTGGGTATCATTAGTTGCAAGTTAAAGTTGAACCTCTTTACTCCGAGTAATACCCTCCAATGTCCAGTGGATAATCTTGTGAGGGCCAAAACTGATTATTTAAGAGTGAGAGGTTCATGCTTTTTATTTTAATACACTTTTTTACGTTTTTCAACCATTTGTGAAAATAGTTTCAAGTGCCCTCAGAACGAATTGAACGCTCGACCTCTTGATTATAAATACAAGTGCTCTACCGCTGAGCTATGAGGGTTGCTCTACTTAGTTATTATACCAGTTACTAGAAGATAATGGAACTATTTTTCCTAACCGCATCAAAAGAGACACTCTTAACGAAACCTGGACGGTATACCTGAGTAAGCATATCCCTACCTCGGTTCTTCCCGGGTGTGATTCTATCACTATAGAAGCCAATACGATCATCCAAGAAAGTAGAAACTATTCCTCGTTTAGATGCCTTACCAGGATCAGTTTTAGGATCCTTGTACACATCTACTTCTACCCCATTCACGGTTACACTAGAGCATTTCATAGCCCACTTGAAGGTATCACGGTCTAAACGCTGCAGCAAGGCTCCGCCCATACCAAAGGCTATATTATCAATAGAGAACATCTCTTTCAGCATCGCAGTTAAGATTTCTTCGATAGAGTCCATATTAACACCATCTCCTTGAATAATACGCACGTTATTAAGTACCTTATAACCCTTAGAGTTTATGGTGTACCCGAATGACTTCTGTAAAGAGCGCAAGCAATACATAACCATGCTCTTTGGATTTCCTGAGTCGGGACGAAGTACTACTGTAGCACCAGAGTCAATAACCTCTTGTTTTAAATCACGACCCCAGATGACGTCTACTGCGTTATACATGTCGTAGGCATCTACTACTACAGCAAAGTAAGCCCCAGGAACACCAAACTGCTTAATCATGTTAGAATAAGCTGCCTGCTCATAAGGCCGACCCCAGCTTGTTATAGTCGAGTGCTCTGCTGCAGGAATACTACCGGAAACAAAACCTTTAGCGTCATAGTTTCTGCGAAGCCAAGGTGTTGCTGCAATAGTATCAGAACCCATGAAGTTAACTAAGTGTGCTGCACCACCAACCTGGGATGTTTCATAGGATGAACAACCGCGACTTCCGAAGTCATGTAACTTGAAATTAATCTGACTGTCAGGATCATCACTAGAAATAACAAGCCCGCGATAAATCATATCTTTAATCGTCTTACTTACTGTAGAGACAGTGCTGCCATACCAGATAGCTCGTAGTATCTGAGTTTCATAATGGCCTGGTGCCCAGAATACTTTAGGGTCGATAGAATCTATACGAGCTACTGGCAAGTTAATAGGTACGTTAATACCTTCTTCTATAGCATGTATAGAAATAGGTGCAAAACCACCATGCTCTTTAACAATGTATTCCCAAGCATCCTTCTTGAAAGGTACACCTTGCATTGCAAATTCTTCTGCAGCTTCCTCTACGTTGTCGAGCGTCGCTGGAGTAGAGAGATACTCCTTGATGTAACCTTGAAGACCAAACATTTGAGTCTTGTAAACACCTTGGATGGTTGAGCCTCGAGCTTCTACATAGGAACTCATGCTCGTTGTCCCTTTAGGGAACTGGTCTGGGTGACTTGGTTTATAGCTATCCGTATCCAAGATTGGATTGTAAGTTTGTTTCATATTATAGAACCCCTATAAAAAGTAATTGATGATATGAAGGTGATCTTCATAAAATTTGTGACTTAATTCTGGCAAAGCTGAGAATGGAACCCAGAATGCCTTCTTTGCATCGTCGCTACCTTTAACCTTGGGTAGCCCAGGAGTTAGGTCAGAGCCATCTAACCTAAATAAGAACGCATGAGTAATAGTTCTACCTCTAGAAGATCGGCCTGGAGAATCGAATACTTTAGAATCTCCTTTATTGGCATGATCTAGAACAGGTAGAGGGACTTTTAAACGAGTCTCCTCTCTTAACTCACGTAAAGCACAAGAGTATAACGTTTCGTTAGGATCAATGAAGCCCCCAGGTAAGGCATACAGTCCTTTGCCGGGAAATCCTCCTCGCTCTATTAAAAGAACATGGCCATTCTTTATTACTACTGCGTCTGTTGTTACAAAGATTGGAGTATGTGGAGAACCTGCCCAAGCTTCTTTATATTCTCTAATAAAGGAGTCTTCTTCAAGCAGTAGATAGTACTCTTCTGAAAAAGCAAACTCTCTTAGAAAAGCTTCTGTACCCGTAGGTACTCTACTATAAACCGCAGCCTCACGCATTTTAGAAAGAGTATTTTCGTTAAAATACATACTCCGTAAAAGGCTGGCATTTATATCACCTGCTAGGCTACCAACTTCAACGTGAGGCCCCCATTGAGGGAATTCTAGTAAATATCCTGTATCTTCTTTTAGATGGCCTATTAGTTTTGGATTCTTAGCCTCAAGCAGTGAAACTACGTCGTTAACCTCCTCTTGGACTGATTCCAACCATCGGTTGTTGGCATACAGGTAATCCTTTACTGCAACAAAGAATACTCTACTAGCAGAGTCCGGATCTAGAGAGCTAGTTATCATATTGATTCGCTCTTCATCACTAAAGGGATTTTTTAGACTCCTAGAGGACCTAGAGGACCCTAATACTATTATCACCTTGTCTGCTATATTCAGGGCCTCAAGCATAGTCGCCATATGACCATTATGAAAGATCTGAAATCTTCCGATCATTATTAAAACTTCGTGTTTCTTATTTGACATTTGGAAAACCCTTCTATATGTCTGGTTTATTAATTGCGGTATCCTTCTACTACTATCCCCGAGATCAACTTTAGATCATCTTCGTGTTCTATAATGTTACAGTCATCGTCAATCTGACAATCAGTATCTGCGAACGAATCCTCAGCCAATATACTTCTTATCAAATCAGCCTTTGTGGGATAGTCTTGGTATAATTCCGCTTCGGACTCGAAGTGCCCGTGGGTAATGGTCATATAGTTATCTGAGGCCATTACAGTGTAATACTCGTTATTATCAGATAATTCTGTTATTTTTACCAAACTAATAAACAATATATTTGACATGGCTATGCCCCTTCTTAATTTACGTTAAAACGACGAGTGGTTACTAAAGCTGGATGCTTAACTTTCATAAAAAGTATATGACCTAGCACAGTCAGCGCTTCTGTTTTACTAATCATATGCTCTAGTTCTAAACTTACGTTTTCCGGCAGCACTAGTATATCTATCTCTGGATTGTAACCCTTACGTAGAAGTAAGGATTCTAACTCAGAATAAATAGAGTAATCAGAGTAATCAGTCTCTACTACTAGAGACGGCGGAGTAGAGGAAGTAGTAGTATTAACTATCCAAGTGTTACCTTTAGTCTTTACCTGTTTAAGGAAGTTGGGTCGCTTCTTTACTTTAAGTATTGGTCTAGCCATTATTCTATGTACTCCCCTCTGTAAGATGGCAAGTTAGCGTTTAATCCTAAAACCTTAAGTGCCTTCAAGGTGCCTCCATATATTTCTGTAACCCCAGGCGTATTCTTTGGTTTATAAGAGTACTTTCTAAACAACCCTTTCTTAACAAGAGACTCTATCTCCGGGGTTACACTATGGTTAGGTCCAGTTGCGAAATAGTTGCGGTATACCCCACCACCTTCTATAGATCCCGTGAAACATTGTATCAATACATCTTTCTCTTCTTTAGTTATTTCTATCATAAAACCCCCGTACTAGTTAGTCTACCATATTCAGCTAGACAACAAGCGTCTGCTTCATGGTCTGTTTTAAAAGTAATACCTGTAATACACGTTGCTGCAGCCATACTAAATTCTTTATCCAACTTTTGCTTTCTACTAGGATTAGAGAAACCTTTGGTTTTAACTAAATGTTTAGCTAACCGTATCTTCCAATCAATAGCTCGATGTAGGTTCACGTCGTACCCTACTGACTGGAATGCGTAGTAGATAGCCCCAATAAGCATCAATATATCCTCAGAGGCTGGATTAGTTACTCCTTGATAAGCAGCATACCTTTCCATAACTAAGACTCCTGAGCCTACATGGTAGTCACATAGATTAGATAAGTATTCTGCAGTCTCACAGATGCCTAAATCCTTAGGAGTAACTACCTCTGAATGAAGAAGGCTGCCTACAGTATCCAGTGTAGCAAAACCTAGGTTAGTAAAACCAGGATCTATCCCCACGTATAACATTATTCATACCCCGTTATTTCACGAAGTTCATAACCAGGATCACCCTCCTCGAAAGTAGGAGCAGTAGCCTTAGCTGTGTTAGTTACGTATAACCAACGTGCAGTACGTGTACTTTGTAAAGCACAACCCTCTACGGTTGCAGGAATAAAATTACAATTACCGCACCCACACTTTCTAGTTCTGAGAAACTTCTTATTATTAGCCAAATCCTCAAAATACTCTAGAGGGTACAAGCTATCTGTAAAGTCTTCTACTTCTTGTTCCATTATCTATTTCCTATTTTATTTATCATTGTTAATAAATCTTCTTGCGAAGAACCCCGATGTACTACTACCAAGTCTCCCCAGTTTGGCCCTATCTCTGCTTCAACTCCAATTGGTAGGTCTAGCCAGTCAAAGGTTTCAACAGGGTAGTCTTCCATGTAATAGAAGGCTGTCTCTAGGACTTCAGCTGCGTGTTGTAGAGGACATTCTATTTCAATTGAGTCATAGACGGTACAGATGCACTTTGCACCAAACTTCTTTATAGCGTTATTTAAAGCTGTAAACACCACCAACCCTAATGTCGACGATGTAGACTGTACCCTAACATTCTGAGAATTTCTTAATGCAGCATTATACACTGCAGTCTTCTTATACATTGGCAAAGTACCAAACTCCATCTTACGCTGTGCAAAAGGAGTATACACAAACTGGTTGTGCTTTGCCATTGCATGTGCATCTTCTACATATTTCTTAATAAGAGGGTATGTATCGAAGTACATGTTAATTAAAGTCTGAGCTTCTTCTTTAGAGATTCCCAGGTTCATTGCGACTCCTGCTACAGAGGAGCCGTATAAGCACTTAGTCTACTACTTTCGTAATAGAGTGGACTATACCATTACCCTTTTCTAAAACACGCTTTTACGAGGGTATTCGCCGTATTATACCTAGTTAAAGGTATCGCAGCAAGATCTGTTCTAGATCTTCTGTCAGTCTCTGAACCATTTATACCAATCCCTTGGTATTCTGGCTGCTGATTGCCATACCTAGTATCTAGGGTTAGGGTTCCAGCAATTGAGCGAATTTTTAATACAGCATTACTACCGTATGGCACCTAAGTTAATGCCGAATGTTAACGCTTTTGCTGCTTGTCTATAACCCTTATACTCCTTATATAAGGGATGTCCGGGATTATCGACGATAGAGATAAACTCATCGTAGTCTAACCTTCGCATTGCACTAGCCGAGAAGGAGTGGAAATCCTTACCTTCTTCAATAGCCTTAAGTAAAGTAGGATCCTTACATAGCGCTCCTAGAATCTTTACTTCGGCACTAGAGAAGTCTAAAGCAATAAACACATTGCCATCTGCTACCTTAAAGCATCTACGTACATTATACCCATGCTTAGGTCTAGGTAACTGAGTTAAGTTAGGGTTATCACCAGTTATACGGAAACTACTAGTTCCGTGTAGGTTATAAGAAGGATGTACTCTACCATCAGGCTTAACGTGGTCTTCTACGTAAGTCTTAATAAAAGTACGGTGAGCACTAGCAATGTCATTGCGTTTTGCTATATCTGCCAAGTAAGGGATTCTAGCAGATTTAACCAAGGCGGCTAATGCATCACCATCAGTAGAAGGAGATCCTGTCTTAGTTAAGAAAGGTGGAGTCAATCCTAACTCTCCGTATAAGAAATCGCCTAGTGCAGCTCCAGAGTCTAAGTCTACCGGATGACCAATCGCAGTAAAAATAGAATGTTCCAAAGAAGCAATCTCTGCTTCCATTTGACGATTCATTTGTCTATTAAGCTCGATGTCATACTCAATGCCATTGAGTTCTAAGTCACAGATAAACTCAAAAGCTGGCATTTCGTATTTGCGTATTGCTTCTAGTATAGAAGGAATCTTACCCTTTGTTAATTTCCCATGAGTAGAAGTTACATACAGGGGTTGCTCAATAATTCTGGGAAAAGTAGCAGCCAGTATTTCTGAGGTTGTAATGCAGTCTATACCCGCGTACAGTAGCAAGTCTTCAACTGGATAATCTTCATATGTGTTATATATCGGTTTTTGTTCCATTGGCTTTTTTATGCTCCTGTACTATTTCCTGAAACCTATCTAAAATTAAAGCGTCTCTAGTAGCCAAGTTGCTTAGCTCATTTTCCAACTCAGAAAGCATCTCTTCGGTATCTTCAGCTAAACCCATTAAAGTAGGCTCCATAAATCTAAGAGTATCTAGCTGAGCTTTAATACCACTAGCCTGAGCTAGGATATGTGCACTCTCCACTATGATGTTCTCTGCTTCTCTACTACCCAAGCTTTTTACTAAAGCAAGGATTACTTCATGAGGATCAATATCATCTTCTCCTGCTGTTACCTCTACTGCGTCCTCTACTTCTACTGGTTTAAACTTACTCATCTATCTCATCCTCACTTTCATTATTATTAACTAACTTAGTTAATTTTGGTAGTTTATCTTCATAACCCCCAAGACCTGTATGTGGTATCCAATCCCATACAGCTCGTTTAAGACCATAGTTCTTATTAAGTCCAGAGTTTATGTTATGAAGAATTAGCATCGTGTCGAACACGATTCCTTGTATTCTAACACCGGTACAGCACATAGTGTATAAAACATCAAACTTTATGTTATGCCCGACTTTCTTAATGTCAGGGTTTAGTAGAATCTTTGCAATATATTCCCAGGCTATGTGTGGATGGAACCACGTATTTTCTCTATGCCACAGAGGTATTACTAAAGCTTCAATATACCCCTCTGCCGTTCTATACCCAAACTGAGCAGTTATTATCTTTGCTGAGTTAGAGAAAGGATCTAGGCCGGTAGTTTCTAAGTCGAAGCTTATTACAGAAGTACTAGGCAGGTTTGAAAGAATATTAGTGAAGGTAACTACCTCACTTATAGATCTGGCTATTTTGATATGTTTAGAATACCTCTCTAACGCATCTGCCAGTTTAGGAACCACCAGAGCTCCTCTAGCTAGCCTACTAGCCTTCTCGAAGTCCCGATCTATCACTTCTAAGAAATCCGTCCCCCACATCTGTCCTGATGAGTTCTGACGTATCATAGTAGTTACTTTAGGATGCAAAGTGATTACCACGTTAGAGACAAAGTCATTACTGTGTATTTCTCCTCGGTTAGCCGTGTTACTCACTGTACTAAACCCAAGTTCCTTAGTCACCGCCGTGGTTAGACTTATTATTACTTTTGGGTTAGCCCTACGTATCTCTTCTAGTAAGTACGGGGCACATCTTCTAAGCACTGTCTGAGCGGGGGCTTTACCCTTGTTTATATCTAAGCCTTTTATCTCGCACTTAGTCAAGTTAGTAGTACGGTAAGAAAGCTTTGAAAAATGCTTAATAGCTAAGTAGTTAATAATGTTACTGTGGATTTGGTTTATTTCATCTCCCGTGTAGAAACCCTCAGTAAAGGCTCGGTGATCCTGTATTATTAAGATGTCTACGGGAGTGTGATTGAGAAGTACTAGGTCAGGAGTTTTACATTTCAGTGTACACACTTTGTTACAGTAGCTAGTAGAGATCTGAGAGAAATCCTCTTTCTGAATTATTGCTGATTTTACCGCAGGAGTTATCTTAGGTCTGTTGTATAAATCTGATAAAGGTAAATCTATTAATTTTGCCATATTGTTGTTTTTCTAAAAAAGTTAGTATCTCACATAAGGAAGTCGAAGTAAATCCCGAGGTTTTAATACAAGGATCACCTCGAGTATACAGATGTTCCTATAGTACTTATACCATGTAATCAAAGAGTTATGACTACTTGCACTGTAATTTTGTCCAGCCTGGACATGGCATGTCCCATCTAGAAAACACTTTGTCCACCTGTTTTCTTAATCAAATCATAGACTTACCTCACTTCTGGACAAAAAGACACGTGGACATTCAAAACAATATAACAAGTATTAAAAATAAGAATATCACTATAAGAATATTTCAAGGACAAAAGACAATCAGACATTCAAAATATAAGCTACTTTGTGGAGAATGAAATACCACTATGAATTATGAATTATTGTTAACACCCTCTCTTATATATATAAATATACTTTTTAATTAACTATATATATAAGGGATGGCTTTTTAGCCCAAAACAAATTTTTATGGCTAGAATATATTTCTCACAAAGTGTCTTATATTTTGAATGTCTGGTTGTCTTTTGTCTTGAAATATTTTTTATAGTGATATTCTTTTTTTTAATACTTGTTATATTGTTTTGAATGTCCACGTGTCTTTTTGTCCAGAAGTGAGGTAAGTCTATGATTTGATTAAGAAAACAGGTGGACAAAGTGTCTTTTCGATGGGACATGGCATGTCCAGGCTGGACAAAATTATGCCTTTTTCTTTATAAGCTATTGTTTATTAAAGATAAATAGTTTTGAGAAATGTCCGTCGCTGGGCACTTCCACCACGCGCTATATCAGTATTGGCAGTGCTTTTCAGAACTAAGGCAGTATTTCTTATTCTTCCAGCTTATCGTCTATACCTACAGCTTTTCTAAGTCGACAGGATACTATTAAGAGAATAGTGGTAGGAGCCTCTAAATGATCCTAGGATCGATTTATTTACTTTTAATGGATACTTACATAGGTTTACCAAACTAACCCTCCTACGGCCTTTTCTCCTCTATATTTAAAGTGCACCTAAAAAAGAAACCCCGCCTGGTGTGGGCGGGGTTTTAGTACTACAGAAACTTATGCTTGTTTAAGCAGGTCGGTGAATCTTAGCTTTCTTGGCATATACTGCACGAGGAGTAAAACTAAAGTTCACAGAGAGTAATCCTCTATCATAAGCAGCACGAACAGCATAGAACTCATCATCTGCAGTAACAACTCCTAACAGAGGAGGAACGCCCCATTTCTCATTCCAGTTATCTGGATAGATCTTATATAGATTCTTACCAGATATTGGGTATGGACCAATTCCTAAGTTTGGTTTAAAGGGTCTACGAACAGCTGGAGTAGACGACTGAGTTTGATTCTGGTTTCTATTAGTATGGTTATTTGTTTTCATGTTGTCTTAAGTCAAATCAAAGAAGTTGGCAATATTCTGCACCGTTTCAGGAGCAGTATCTAAGTCTAATACAGTTACGCGTCTTTGTACAGAGTTTAATCCTAAATTTTTCTTACACTCTGCAACAAAATACTTTTCTTCTCGTAAGGCGCCTAATATTGCACCCTTAGAGAAGTCCTCTCTTGGGCCACGCTGTTCTGCTTGTACTATGTTAAACACAGCGGGAAACCAGATGTATAGTTTATTACCCTCTTTACGCATATGATCCACGGTAATCTTGGGCCGCTCTCCTACTTGTAAAGTCTCTACAAAGTTAAAGAACTGTAAAACCATATCCTCTTTCTCCTGCTCAATCGTATCCTCTTTAGATATATTTGAGACGTATGTTGTAAAATCAAAAGTAGGAAAATACTTCTCTGCAAACTGCTTTGCAAAATACCCCACTGATGCCCAGTTTTTAGAAGTTCTAGATTTACATCCCCCCTGCTTGATAAAACTTTCAAACTCTAATATTTCCTGTATAAGTTCGACCTTATCTACTTTTGTAGAATCCACTATCCACTTGGCTCCTATTGCAGAAAGGTCAGCCTTCATGTCTTCTATAACAGCATACGACTCAACTGTCTCCCTACCATGAATAGGAATTCGGATTGGGACACATCTCTGCCTTGTAGCACTATCAGCAAACTGGTCTTGGCCAACAAAGATAAAGTTAGACTTAACCAGCTGACTGCGTATTCCAAAACCTTCTCTTGTACCCATATCTCTAGAAGCACGATGGAACCAAGTGCGGAATGTACCCTGTAAGTCTACCGTTTCTCTATCGCTACGAATCTCATCGAGAATCATAGGCAAGGATGCATAGTATGCAATCTTACGACTATATCCAACACCTGACTTAAAGGTAGGCACTGTACCAAACCCAGACTCTTCCATGTTAAACAGAGATAATAACCAACGAGCTATATGAGTCTTACCTTCTCCTTGTCTACCCCAAAAGAATAGAAAAGGAATAGATCCATACTTACGGTGAATGAAATCAGAATACACATTCATCTTTATCCAGCCCATCATGGTTAGAACCATACCGATGTCACCTAAGTTCCTAGCAAGTTGAAGTACAAAAGTCTTTTCCATCTCCTCTACTTCATCAGGGTCCATGCTGCAGTTTATGAATGGAATATCTAGCCTATCCTCTGCTTTAGAAGTAGCACCTGTATCTAGCGACACTGGCTTAATACCTGCTGCTGTACCACCTAGCCACATAATACCATCTTTATCAGGCTCAATGATTTTACCTGTTTCTGAGATGAAGCAGTTGCGGAATAACCACCCTTTGAACTCAGGAATTCTACCTACAGTAGTCGGTAAGTGAACTTCATTCTCCTTGCCTGTAGCGTAGATATAGTCCCATAGGGTAGCTAAGTCATCTTCTCTACCGTAGAAGGATGCATCTATAGCGTTAGCAAGCAGAGCCTTAAAGGCTTTAAGAGATACCTTAACTTCAGAAGTAACTCGGATAGACCTACTCTTTCTACCATCCTCTCGAATAATCTGAACCTCACGTTCTCTCATCTCTCCTTGAATAAAGATATTCTTTAGATCGACTTTGAAGTTGGTTAGTTTATTCTCGATAGGTAAGCCATCCTTCCAGCGAATTTTATAGTAGCAGTTATTCCTGAGAATAATATTGCCACGCCCTTCTACCTCTACTTCCGAACCTTCTGAGTCTGTATTTGTACTAGAGGTATTAACCACAGCTCCAAATACTTTTATTACTTCCGGTAGACTACTAAGACCTTTCTTAAGACACTCATCAATGTCTTTAACGCCGTCTAGTCCGATCTTAACCTGCACTAATGACTTTAGCTTTGGACGGACCTTCTCCATTTTCGCACGGTACTTATCCCCAGCATCATCAGAGTCAAAGATGGTAATGATATTCTTATCCGATAGGTGATCCACTACCCATTGAACTTGAGCTCCACTAAGTTGCCCAATAGAACCGATAACACCGTACATGGAAGAGGCAGGGTCTTCCATAACACTTAATAAGTCATTCTCTCCCTCAACCATTATTACAGTATCTTTTGTAGAGATTGTATCCTGGCCGTAGAAGGTATGCTGGTTAAGCTGAAACTTATTAGGTAGTTGATACTCCTTTACCTTCATTGGGTCTTTGAAAGTAAAGTGGGAGACTCGGCCTTTTACTAAATGAGCGTAAATAAATACTCGGTGTGGAAGAAAATCTCCAGTGCCTTTCTTATTTACTAACCCTGTTTGAATTAGTAAGTCTTGACTAAAACCAAGACTATCTAAGTACTGAACTAGCTTACCGTCTGACCAACCAACTTTCATATTGGTTAGTGTGGATAGAGAGTGCTTTCTCACGTCAGTCTGATACTCAAGAGGTGTCATGCTCAATAACTCTTGCATTGGCTTATTAGACTCATCTACTAAACAGTTATGATAGTAGTCTGCTGCTAGATTGAAAATCTCCTGTGCAGGAGAATAGTCATTTGGTATTTGAATACTAAAGTCTTTTGCTATCTTTAACGCTGCTTCTCTGGGAGTTAGCGATAAGAGCTTACCTACAAATCCTATTGCGTCCCCTGTCTCATCACAGCTAAAGCACTTATAGAAAGCAGGCTCTTCCTCACTTTCTTCGTCTTTGACCTTAAAGCAATCATTATGACCGCAGAAAGGGCAAGACTTATCCTCTAATTGATATGTGTTTGTGCCACACTCTACTACCTCCGAATTAGCATATTTAGAAATCACCTCTTTGAGGTCTACGTTTGATTTTATTACTTCGAACATTTTTTATTACCATTATCCATTAACTTTGAACTGTAATAATACACTACCCTGCATGAGCGGTAAAGCTTATTACTTTACCTGATAACAGGATCAAACTCTCTAGACCCATGTTGATCCACTGGTTTGAACGTTTTATTACTCATTAGCACTTTGACTTCCTCATAGCTTATTGGTGCATAATTATGACAATCGACTCCAACATCAAGCGACAGAGAGTTAGGATCATCTGGTAATGTTCCGTGGCTATGACCATATAAATGCCAAGCTCCGAAGTGAGATTTATTCCATACCTTCATGGCATAATGAAGCAATACTATTCTCTGTTTGCCAGAATGGCAATCCGAGTCTATAACGTCTATTTCTAGTATATTGTGAATGCTATATAGGATTCTTTCTATATTTTTCCACTTGTGTATTACTTTATCGTGGTTGCCTAGAATTAAAACCTTTCTACCGTTAAGTCTGGCGAGCACCTCTTTTGTTTCATCCTCTTTACCAAAGGAGATATCCCCGACCATATACACAGTGTCCTGGTTAGTAACCTTGTTATTCCAATTAGTCACCAGTGCTTCATTCATTTCCTCTACACTGGAATACGGTCTATTGGAGTGTTTGATTACGTTCTTATGAAAGAGATGTAAATCGCTGGTGAAAAATTCCATATTACACTTTCTTTATCTCAAAATATTTCTTGGTAGATTTCTCTAACGCAAGATGCTCTTTACCTTTACATGGTACCTTAAAGTCACAGTACTGACATGCACTACCTGCAATATGTTTAAAATACCCCATTTCAATTACCTTATCTACTGCACAATCAATCGCATACTGAAAGCGGGCTTTAAGCCTAGTCTCAATCTCTTGACGAGAATGATACTGATCCAATCTTACATCACCCTCTCTTATGTAGTGAATACCTGCTTGAGCCCCCGCAATCGGTTGTACTCCATGATGGAATAATACCTTATACCCATTAAGCTGGTCTTCATAACAGCGTAGTCCAGAGATAGCCATAGCACCGGTTTTGTGGTCAATGATAATTACGTCGTTATTTGTTAACTCAATAATCAAGTCAATAACACCACGAATATACACATCCTTGGCAAAGAACCCGGTAGGCTTCCAGTCTTTATCGACGCCCATCTTCAACTCAGTAAGTACTCTTTTTATTGAGTGCTTCTTGGATAAGTTTTCCAGACGCTCTTTGAACTGCACAATGTTATACTCTAGAGTTAGAACTTTCTCTGCCCACTCTGCTTCTCCGAGTTTATCAACATACTCTTCTTTAGCTAAAGCAAAGCTTTTATCCACGTCTCTTCCTAGTGCTACATGCTCTAGAATCAAGTGAGCAGCTTTACCAACCTCAGTAATTATACTGACTGGTGGATTTTCTACTTTCTCCTTTATTACATATTTGAGAAAGAATTGCCAAGGACATTTATCTAAGAGCTTAATCTTAGAAATTGACCAAGGTCCTAATCCTGCCGCAGAAATTTCTACCGGTAGGACATCGGGTATTGTTATTATTTTTGAAGTAGTCATTTTATTATTAGTGTTTAAATCGGTTATTTAATTCTTCTAGATATTTGGCAACAGACTCTAATCCTTCATCTGTAATCTCATCTTCGAAGTCGTAGTCTTCATCCATAAAATCGGATATGTCAGGGTTTACCTGGGTTGTTACTCGTTTACCTTTAGCGATTCTTATTGCAGTAACCTCTTCCATTCGCGCCAGCAGAATTTCTATATCTTCTTCTGAGAAGCCGTCCGGATACTCATCTATTCCCCGAGCAAGCAGATACTTTAGATATAGGAATTCAAACGTACCAAATATAGGAGTTACAAATAAGATACCAGACTTTATAAATCTGGCATAGGGGACAGGTAAGTAAGGATCTATCTCCATAGTTTGTTTATCTTCATTACGTAGAAGTTTTGCAGGCAGGGCTACTAAAAAAGAATCTTCACTCTCCTCTAGTATCATACACATCAAAGAGGATCCTGCTATTGTATTTAATATTACAATTCGAGGTCTATTTAGGTCTTCACCCATTAGCTCTAGTTCTGAAGTATAGATATCATCCATTTTATTGCCTTAATTATTATTATTGAGTTTTAGCTAAAAAAGAAAAGAGGGACTTTCATCCCCCTTTAATGTTACATCTTACAACGAGTACTGCTTGGCCATACCATCTTGAGCACCAGAAGTATCTTCTGCAGTGTGTTCAATAAGCACGGTGCCTTCATCCGGGGCCTCTAATGCAACTTGGTTCTGCTTGTTAGACATAACCATTTTGTGGAAGTTTTCCAAATGCTCTTTACGGTCAGCAGTAGTACGACGGAAGAGTTCCTCTAAGAAACCAAGGACTTCAGGAGCCGTATTACCAGCAGGTTCAACCAATAAAGATTCAACGTTTTTGTAAGCCTTACTTGTTTCTGTGTGAAGCTCGTATACCTTGCGGAATGGAGCAACACCAGCTTTCTTCATCATAGCAGCCCAGTCACGGCCTGCAGAGTAGTTAGTCTTACTGAAGTTAACCATGAACAACTCAGATAGGTCTTCAGCAATAACCAAAGCAGTTTTACTTTTACCACACGCAGATTTACGAGCTTCTTCATCAAACTTACTGAACTCACAGTCACGGCATTTCTTACCGATGTAACCAACTTCAGCATCAGGACTGCTGCAAAGCAGCTTAGCTTCATTTTGATCAGGAGACCAGTACTGACGAGTATCCCACATACGGATTACGTGTACCTTAGTTGGGTTTTCTAGGATCTTATCTCCAACAATCATAGAACCAATGGTAGCTGCCTTAGGAAGTTTAGTACGATCACTTGTACCTTGCATTACCTTCAGGGTTTCCGCACGCCATTCGATAGGACGATCACTGATACCTTCAATTACTTCTCCCATACGAGCTACTAAAGCAGTAGCTTTATCCTTAACGTTCTTAGGAAGTGTTCCAGCGATTTCTTGTAATTTTTCTAAGTTTATCATTATTTTTTGCTTTCTTGTTTCTATCAGTTATTGTTACATGAGACTAAAATATACGACTTGTTTTCTACTACATCACGAAGTTCATTATAACTTAATTTCCAAGTTTCAGCTATTCTATCCGATACAATTCCTTTACTGTATTCTTCAAGATCCTTATCCGTTAAGGTGACGCTACCCGACTTTTCAAGCATAAAATGATCCCCGTAATTTACTTATACCACATAAATGCGATTTCATGATTCTGTGTTCTCCATCTTAATTGTTATGGCTAGTCTATTAGTAGCCAGGAACTCTGCCTTCTTTATTCCTGGATTCATTACTGCCGCAAGAATACCATCTAAGGCATCAATCTCATCCTTATCATTAGGTTTAGAGGCTTCCAGAAACAATGTTCTTAAATCACCTTTTGCTATAACGTCTATCTTTATCACTCTAACTTCTCCTTTTATTAATTAATAATGATTATATTCTAGCATCTATATTATAAGTATGCAACTATTTGTTGAACTTTAATAAAAGTGTGCTATATTCTAGTAATCACATTATAGAGGACAAAATGGATTTATCAAAATATTATGAACAAATATGCAAACACCCAATACTAACTAGAGAAGAAGAGTTTATTCTGTGTAGCAAGTACGTATCTCCAGACACCCCTGAAGAAGACAAAGCAGGTATACGAGACACTATTATAAATGCAAATCTAAGATTCGCTTTTAAGACAGCTAAGAACTATTCCAGAAACGATCCTTCCATGTTTGAATATTTAATCTCGGCAGGAAATGAAGGTCTATTAGTAGGGCTAGAGAAGTATAACCCTACTAGAGATGTACGCTTCCTAAGCTATGCAGGGTGGTGGGTAGTTCAGCGCATTCTAAATGAAATGTCTCAGATGAGAATAGTGTCCCTACCTATATGGAAGCAACAGCTATCCTCTAGAATTCTTAAATTTAAAGACGCAAATGAAACAGCTACCTTTGAAGATATAAAAGCTGCATTCCCAGACATATCTGAAAAGTACATTAGAGAGTTGCATGAGACCAGGTACCTGACCTACTACATTGAAGATATGGATGAGCATAACTTCCTTATTAATCCAATAGAAGCTCAAGTAGAGAAAGCTATGGATAATGAGCTACTAGGTAAAGCTATGCAAGAGATGTCTCAGATTCACAGAGATATACTTATTTTTTCATTTGGTTTTCACGAAGAGAATGGAAAAGAAATGTCTCCTATTTCAATAGCTAAAAAATTAGGTATAACTAGGGATCAGTTTAAAGAATATAAAAAAGAAGCTATGGATATTCTGAGAGATAAGCTAAATGTAGAAATAGAAGTAGAAGACCCAGATTAATACCTGAGTCTTCTATGAGCTTAGCCTTTAGTTACCGGGCCAAGAATCCCAATCCCAACCAGAAGATAATTTCATTGGTCATGCCTTATTATTATCCAAGTGTCTAGATTTAATCCCCTCTAGGCTCTTGCGGTTGATTACGTCTGAAAGCTTCCATCTCTGCTTTCGTACGTCGGTTTCTCTTCTGCTTAATCACTTCAGGTATAATTACCACCTCTGCTACTAAAGGTATGACAGGAGTTTCTTTCATACGGTCTAGCTCCATTTGTGCTTTAGTCCGTCTAGTTCTCTTAGTCTTGCTGTCAATAGCTACCGGTGGCTCAATACCTGCTTGATTTTGCAGATTCCCTTTTATTACAAGTGCTTCTCCTATTTTCTTTAGTGATACTCGATCTCCTCCAACATTAAGGATTGCAGTCCCATTGGAGACATCAGAGATACCTCTTGAAGAGCCTCCTCTCTCCCCGGAATTGGCTGCAGTAGAACTGTTGTCTGACTCCATAAAGACCTTCTCTTCACCATCGACTGAGGTATTATAGGTTCGAATAACTCGTTCAGCTCTACCTCTGACACGTGGGACGATTTCATATGTAATACTTCCTTTTAAGAATTGTTCTACCTCTCTGGATATCTCCTGAGGGGGTACTTGGTCTATAACTAGAATATTAGGTACTTGATCTGAACGTACCCAGCTTGGATATGCAACATTGCCGTGTGTGAAATATCTAACAAATCGTCCTGCTCCCTCCTTATTTGCAAAGAAAAACCAATGATTTTCTGTCGGGTGTTTCCCTAAATAAATCGGACTCACCTCTAACCTCCTTGATTAAATTGTTATACTTGAGCCCATCCTAGACACGGATGAACTCTTATAACGCGTCATAGTTAAAATGTTTAAGTTTAGGTTCTTGACGAGTAAATACTATGGTCGTATCCTCTTGCTCGGTACTAAAGATAAATAACCCTGCTGCGGGATCAACCTTAATAAGGTTAGAGGACTCTACTGGGAAAACCTCATCTTCTTTACCGGAGGTTACATTATCATCATACTCTCCGTATAAGGTAACACCACCTGCTATAGGCGAGTTGCGTATCAGGTTACCATGTAGCGTATCATAGATAACCTCCTTACCATCTCGCACGACTTTACCCTTATACAATCCTGAGTCATCTGTTTCAGGCTTAATATTCAACACGCTCATTGCTTGAGTGGCCGTTTCCCCATACCGATTCATCTCCTCTACTAAGGCTTTTAACATGTCAAAACTGAACTCAGAGAAGAATCCAGATGCGACAATTATACCTTTCATATTTTCTTTATTAAGTAAGTTGTCTTCACAATACTCCGTAATGAAGCCTATATCTAGCCCTTTAAAGGATAGAGAATAGTATATACGTCCTGGGCGGTTATGCATATAACTATCTACTTTATACTTATCGTTACAGGTTAGAATGAATAGTTTCTTACTAGCATAAACACCATCAAAAATTGTTAATAATTGTTTTTGCTCATCTCGATCATACACTTTTTCAAACTCATCAAAGATGACAATTGTTGGTTGGGAGATAGACTGTAAGAAAGTATTAAAACCTTCACCGTATATAGGCTGGTTTATCACTATGGTGATTACGTTGTGTTCTGTACGCCCCATATTGGATAGTAACTTTGATAGCACTGTCTTACCAGAACCTTTAGAGCCTTCTAGAAGAACACCTGTTGAGGAGGGGCGAGCCAAGAAAGTATCCATAATACGATTAGCCTTTTGCTCGGTATCCCCGTACATCTTAGTCGGTAATACAAAGTCATCTATTAAATCTAGATGATATCCTGCTGGCGTAACCCCTACTGTGTATGTCCCTACTGGCAACGTAGGTTGCATGGATAGTTGCTCAGAATCAGCAGGAGTAAATTTATGGCCACTGCGTAAATAAACTTGAGTCATTTTTTGATCTTTCTTTGAAAAATTAGGTTAGTGTTACCTTGAGACAATAGAATTTCTTTTATTGCCTATATTAGTTATACCAGATTATTTGCTAATAATTGCATCACGTAACCAAGAGGGTAAATATGACTTATTCTTAGCAATAAATTGAGGGAAACGAGAGTCCAGAAGAATAGTTACTCCGAAGTCTTTTTCACTACGATTGACACGGCCTACTTGCTGACCGAATACTATTAAGGCTTGATAGTTATACCAAGCAAAATCATTCTTAACTTTGTAGTTCCAAAAAGCATCACTTGTATTACCGTATGGCACTCTAAGAATAATCTGAAACCTAGCTCTGTCATCTTTGAAGTCAACACCTTGCTGACACACAGGAGATACTAATATACCATTACCTTCACTTGCATAGAATTCAGATAGGGTGTTAACAAAGGTTTCCGGGTCATGAGTAATAACTCTTTTATTACCGGCTTTTCTTAAAGCCTGAACTAATTCTCTAGCTGTATCATAAGAGGGTGCATGAATAAGACCTTTAACATCTGGGAACTTGCTGCATACGGTATTTATTTTTTCGATTATTTCATCAAAGTTCTCTCTCCACATTTTGTGTGAAGTATCTACCATATACTCAGGCTTCATATAAATAGGTCTACTAGACAAAGGGAAGCTGGAGCCTACCTTTATAAATACTGCTTCATCTGGATTTATACCTGCATACTTGCAGAATAGATTCTTATTGTATATAGTACCTGACATAAGGATATTCGTCTGCCCATAATTAAAGATAAGACTGTGAGCAGAATTACCGATTAAGTCTGGGATGAACTCAAATCGAGTTTGACGAAGTTTAAAATTCTCGGTTATCTTTACTGCAAACTTAGTCATGTTCTTTGCAGCTTCCCCCAGCTTCTCTAATCTTTTCAAGTAAGCAGTATGCTCTGCCAGAGGCTCTACTCCTTTACCCCTTGCTGGTACAAAAGCTGGCTTACTAAAAAACTCTTGCCATTCTTCTAGTGTAGAAAACCTATCAAACTCTTCTCTTTCTTCAGTACTAAAAAATTTGTTTACTGCGTGTTTAATGCTGGTAAAATCTCTTATTATACCTTCAACGTCGTGAGCCTCATCAATCATCAATACTCGACGGGAATCAAACTTACCCGCGAAGTGTGTTTGAAAGATAAAAGAATGGAGGTTGTGAACAATAGTAGGAGAACCCCCTGCTACCTCAATGGCTTGCTGGTAAGGGCACCCGTGAACACGCTCTTCACATTCATGATGTATCTTAGGTACCTCTTTACAAGGACCGGTAGCACACGTTTCCATTCCTGCTGATATTCTAGGAGAGTTACCTGAAGCTATTATCTTATGTATAGAAACCCGATATGCTTGCATTAAATCTCTGGTTGATTCCGGTGCATCAGGAGATAGATATGTACAAGGGTATGCCGACCTACCTTTCATCATAGAGATATACTCCGAGAAGTCATCGTAGTATTGGTTCTGTAAAGACTTGCGAGGAGTTAGCAAGTGAGCATTTCCAAGCCATCTTGCAATAGTCATTGCTATCGCAGACTTACCAGATCCAACTGGAGCTTCTAAAATTATGAACTTCACTTTCTTTTCTATTGCTTCTTGTATCTGACTTAGAACTGCTGCCTGAGTTTTTCTAGGTGTCAATAATGGAAAAAAACTGAGGATAGATTCTTTTTTAGTTGGTATTGTCATTTGGCCGTTTAACCTTATTATTTTGAAAAAAGTTGGATCCTACAAAGCATCTAACCCGCATAAGGGAATAGCGGATCTCGTAAGCAAAACCGAGCTGTCATGCTGAGTAGAATCCAATGAAAATGGGAATGTTCATCTGCGAGTAGTCCAGCTGTTTAACTGAAGTACAACCAATGATTACATTCCCAGGGGGTACGAAGGAGGAAATACTCCTTCATATATATCTTATACCAATTTCTAGGTAGGTTACTTAATACCCCCTGTGATCAGGTAGTAGGTAGACATTACTATTACTATGAATGAGACCATTGTTATTGCCATTTTAAAATAGGTATCTACCCATTCTCGCGCATCCTCCGAAAGATTACGATACATAACGTACAACACTGCTACACTTGATACTAACAAGACTACTGCTATTATTCTATCCATACTACGTTACCTCCTGCTAAACAGTAAATTTATTTTTAGATTGGTGAAATAAAAGTCTGGTTGTTTATACCTAGACTTTTGTGTTCTTACTTAAGTGTAGTATTTTCTATAATTTTTGGTATGTTATTGCTTGCATCTTCTTTGGTAATAAATGTTCTTAATGGTGTTGGATCGAAATCAGGTATTTCAGCTTTTATCTTTTCTACTTGAGCAGGATTAGGTTCAAAACTAACATCAGTTTCTACAGGAATACCTTTTTGTTTAGCTTCCTTTATTTCAGAAACAGCAACATCACCCCCACCATAATAAACAAGAGTCCCATTTTTCTTAGCAATATCTACCATATAAGACTCGCCTTCTGGTGAAAGTACTTTCCATGAATTATTTGTATTTGGAACAAAAAGTGTTTTGTCACAATATCGGTCTGACCCATATTCTTTTCCTGCTTCCATAACTATACCATAGGTTGCTACGCCTAAGTCGTGAGCCACTTTATAAATAACCCCTATTCCATCACTAGTTGCCCCACAAACGATAACAACATTGTCCTTCCCGTTTAGAGTAATTTCTTTTTCAATTCTTTCTTTACTATCTTTTAATAATTTTTCTTGATCCTTATATCCCAATCCAGAAAAACCACCAAAAACTATAACTTTTTTACTGCCTATCTCTTCCTCTAATTCTTTAAATGTACCAATTGTTTTTGAATTATACTCATCACTAACTACCTTTTGATACTTTGCAAAATCCATTTTAAAACTCCTAATAAAGTAAGGGGAGTATTACCCATACTTTATTTATACCATTTTTCAGAGGCGTTATTTAGTTGTTAACCTGGCTTTCTAATAGATTGCGTTCTGTTACTGTGTTTCTATTAATCGCAGCCTCTTCCGTAAACTTTCCAGGATACCTAGCCTTAAGCTTGGCTATGTTAATCTCAGCCGCTTTTTCCATATCTACTTCAGCCAAGGCAGAGAATTCACGCAGACCAGTGTGTAATGTGAATAACTGCATATCGATCTGAGCATGGAATTCTTCTACACTACCTTGGCTTGGTACACTACTACTAAATTCATTTGATACAAAAAGAGCTAATTTCCCAGCGTCTAAAGAGCAACTTAGGAGCAGCACCAGTATACCCTCATTATCTACAAGCCCATCTTTTGAAAGTGCAGAAGCAAGAGATAGGTTAGAGTAAACTGGAATAGATTCTAGTGTTAGTGCGTCCGATTTTATACAATAGCTAAGTAACGCAATGTACCAAAGAATATCCCCAACTTCTTCCGTTACATTAGTGGTGTCTAACGCAGTACTATACCAGATGTTTCTTTTGTAGGCGTCGATTAGCTCACCTAATTCAGTGACAATACCCGTAACTGCATGAAGGCGATTCATTTCTAAACCTTTATCATTATTGGTCCGCATTGCTAGGTCTTGGTATTCTTTAAAATCCATTTTCTATTTCTCCGTTGTTTTTCGTACTCGTTTAGGAACTACTGCGTTGTTTAGGACATCACGCAAAACATCCGCATTAGCCATAATGAACTTGTTGATATCCACTATAGAGATGGCGCGGAAGGTGTCATCTTCATCTTCCGCTCTTTCTTCTATATACACATATGCAGAATCCTCTGTAACATCCTGAGCCATAGAAGTGTCTAGTTCTACAAACCCTAATGCGGCCTCAATATTTAGCATTTCCTCATGCTTTAAGTACTTTTCTTTTGTTTCATGTAGACTACCATCTGATGCTTTATGCATTATAACTCGTGCCATTTGAATCTCCTTATTAAGTAATCTAACATTATACACGTCAAAGCATAATATTGTTACGCATTCTTTCTATCTCTAAGAAGAACTCATGAGTCTCTAAGTCCTCCCCTATAAGATCTTTTACTTTACGTGGTTTATCTTGAACACGCACTTCATTAATCTTCATCCTTTTCCGCTTTAGTTTATTGCGTGCTACTATGGTACTAAATTTAACGTGATTAGTAGATTTCATATGGTGCCTTTTAGGTATATAAAGTTAATCGACTTCTATTTCTGTTTCTGTTAATAGAATCTTTTCTACGTTAGGAACCCCAAGATCAGCAATTGCTTCCTCCTTAGATCTATAGAACTTTTTAGAAATGTAAATATTTCCAAAGTGTTCACCCTTAGCAGCCCATCTCCATGCTTTGACTTTATTCTTAGGCTTTTCCCAAAAAAGGTTTTCGGGCTTGACTCTCCAATCAGGATAATCACCGTAACACGCGCTAACTCCTACCGTACCTTCCAATACTGATAAACCTTTTACTACGAAACCCTTTTCGTAACACCCGTCACTAGTTTTTATGTAAATCTCATCTCCTTTATACAAATCTTTTCCTAATAGATTAATAATAGGAACTGCGGTAAGCTGCATATAGGAAGACTGCGTACAAACCATATCTACTACTTGGCCGTGCTCATTCCAAACGTGTAGCTGGTTATCAATAACACCAGCGAGCATAGGAGAGCCTATATTAAAAATAGTGAGATTTTCAATCTCATCCCCTCGGTTAGTACTTATCTTGTTGCCTTTGTTTACTAAATCTAAACTGAACATTTGTAAAGCCTTTCTTAATTAATCTAGTAATCTTGTACGTTGCTAGCCGCAACAAGCTAGTATTAGCTTTATACAAAGCTTGTAGGTTCTTAGCCTCATGAATAGCATCGTCTAACGCATTATGTCGAATTCCGACAAAAGTAACACTTCTTGGTCTCACCAACGCTATATTTCGGTATGTGCGATAGCAGCGATTATTTCTATAATCCCAGGGTAGCTTTTCTTTTGTTACTAAATACGCATTTTTTAGAATAACGTTATCGAAATCAGATCCATTACCCCAAACTTTTACATCGTTGCTATTATCCTCTAAAAATTTAGCGAACTCGGTTAGGGCCTGAGTCAACTCCATACCTGGATCAGTAAACACTTTTCTAGCATCTTCGGACTGTTTACCCCACCAATACATAGTAGCTTGTGATGTAGTAAATCCAAGGCCTTTACAAGAGGCTCGATCTATTACTCGGTAAAAAGTTGGCCCAAGTGGGCCACCCGATTTATTTAAGAGCACAGCCCCAATACTTAAAATCTGGCTATTGTTTCCAGTGTCAGTGGTTTCTAAGTCTATTACACAATCTTCATACCTAATCATTGTTCACCTTTAATATAACTAAAAAAAAAAGAAAGGCGAGGATTACTCGCCCTTCGTGCTACTTACCCACCATTTTGGTAGCAGGCATTCTGGGAGCTTTTGGCTACCCATTCCGTACTCTGAGATGCAGTGCTTGGATCAATAGTACCAACTACATACCATAGAATAGACTGCTGGGTGTTAAAGGGATATTTCTCGATTTCCCTTTGAACATCCTGGTATATTTGCGGAAACGTTTCCACATGTCTATTAACCATTGCATACTTCGTATACTTGTAAACTAATTCACAAGTACCATCCTGCATTGCAAAAGTAGTAGACTGACAGAATAACAAGATTATAGATACTACTACAAGAATGCGTGTTTTCATAACAACTCCTTAACAAATTTAGTGTACCGCATTAGAACCTGGAAATTCCAGTGCATTACCCTCCTGCTCGGCAATAAATCGGTCAGAGGCTTCACTAACTATCTCCTTTGCTGCCTGCAGTACGGCACCATCCTCCCCAGATGCCATACTATTTAGTAAAACTATCATCTGCATCTTATTCACTGCCTCCTCTAAGAATGTTTTTATTTGGCTTCCCTCGGCTACCAAAGATCTCATCTCTTTCAATGTAACCAAATCGGCCGCGATAAATACGGGTTTGACGATATCACTGAACTCGTCCGCCGCCTTAGATAAAGATTCTTCAGCTTCGTACACCTTGTTACATGCCTCGACAAACTTCTTCATATCTACTAGGGTTTTCATTTTGGAACTCCTTAATTAATAAATGGTTGTTTACTACATATTACTTATACCAGGTTAGGTAATACTAGTTGAATGCTCAAGTCCAAAGCCTATTTCTTATACTGATTAGCTGTTTAAGCTTTTCCGTGTCTTCTTCATAATACGATGTCTCTAGGTCAAAGTGCAAGCTATCTTCTTCGTAAGGGTCTTTTCTTGTTGGCCTTGTATCTTTCCACCATAAGTATAGACTTGCTATTTTTTCCTGCTCTTGTTGGTAAGTCTCTCCTAGCACTCCCTCAGAATCTACAGGCTTCTCATATAAGTACTTAAGCCCTAGCTCTCTAGACCTTATAGACTTGAATCGAAGAAGTTTAAACCTATACCTCCAGTATTTACCCGCCTCTTCTCTATTACACCAAAGATATAACGCGGCAGTCTCTACTTCTACAAAGTCTACTAAGGCTTCAAAGCATCCATGAAGCATTCTAGTGTCCACTTCGTGGTATATACCCTTCTTAAGCCTAGTCTCTAGTAAGTGAGTTTTATCAAAGAATCTATTTTTCATGTATACTCTTAGGCTATCAAGAGTAGAATATGGTAACCGAACTATATCCTCTATCGTACCGAATCCAGTGGTTAGGAGCCAGTAGACTAGAGGATTCTCCTTCCTACTTTTTAATTCCCACTCCTGCCATTCAGAAAAAGTCCCAAACTTAGGTCGTGGAGACATTTTGAATAGCTTGCGGACTGCATCTGAAACTTCCATATATTACTCCTGTAAAATAAAAAAAGAGCTACAACGTGTAGCTCTTTTGGTTTAAGGCCTACTACTACTACTCTACTACACTTATTCTCGCAGTATCAAATGCAGCCCAGGTGTCGTCCCAAGTTCCTTGAGTTGCTGCACGACTATACTCTGTAGCTCTAGCTTCAAAGAAGTTAGCATGTTCAACGCCATTTAACATGTGATCAACCCAAGGTAACGGATTCTTTTTAATCTTAAAAATAGGCTTAAGACCGAGACCTAGTAAACGACGATCTGCTATAAAGCGAATATAAAGCTTAACTTCTTCAGGAGTTAATCCAGAAACACCACCCATCTCGAAAGCTAAGTCAATGAAGGCATCTTCCTGAGCTACAATATCTTCACAGGCGGTATAAATGTCACCTTTAAGTTTGCTATTCCATATCTTACGATTTTCCTGAATGAAGGTTTTAAATAGCATAGACATTCCTTCAACGTGCAAAGACTCATCTCGCACCGACCATGTAATAATCTGACCCATGTTCTTAAGTTTGTTCTGACGAGGGAAGTTCAGTAGAATAACAAAGGAACTGAATAGCTGAATACCCTCAATGAAGCCAGAGACCACTGCAAGAGACTTCGCCATCTCATGAGGATTCTCTACAGTAAACCCTGCTAAGAAGTCATGCTTATTCTTCATAGCTTCATACTGTAAGAAGGCTTGGTACTCAACCTCTGGCATACCTAGAGTATCCAGTAATAAAGAGTACGCATCCATGTGAACGCTCTCCATATTACCAAAAGCTCCAAGCATCATACGTATCTCAGGTATCTTACCAAAGACTCGCATAAACTTATCCGCATATGAATCAGAAACATCACAATCAGCCTGAACAAAGAATCGGAAAATCTGTGTAATCAAATTCTTTTCTTCTACTGTTAGTAGTGTTTCCCAGTCTTTTACATCATCTGCCATAGGTACTTCTTCTGGCAACCAGTGTATTTGGTTTTGCATCTTATAAGCTTCATACGCAAAAGGGTATTGGAAAGGCTTATAGAAGGCCCGTGGTATTAACAAGTTATGACCCTTACTCATCATTGGCACCCCAAGCAATCGCCTGCATCAAATGAACTAAAGGTTGGCTGCTGTTCTTCAATTATTTCTCTCTCTACTTTCTGGCTTACTTTATCAGCCCTTCTTAAACTCTTACTTCTACAGTAATACAAACTCTTTAATCCCTTCTTCCAAGCATAAATATGTATGTCTAAAAGCTGTGACTTATGTACGTTAGCAGGTAAATACACATTGGTGGAAATAGCCTGATCCACGAAAGGTTGACGAACGGATGCATGTTCAATAATCCATAAAGGATCTATCTCCATAGCCGTCTTAAATACATCTTTCTCATACTCTGTCAAGAAGTCAAGGCTTTGCACAGAGCCTTCATTCGTAGTAATAATACTCCATACTTCTGCAGTGTTCATTCCTTTTTCTTCTAACAATTTCTCTAGGAACTTATTTCTAACAGAAAAACTACCTGACAGTGTTTTCTGAGTGAAAGCATTAGCCGACATAGGCTCCATTGCAGGAGAAGACTCCGCTAGAATAATAGAAGTAGAAGCAGTTGGGGCAATCGCACTTACGTTAGCATTTCTAACCATCACTCCGTATTTAGCTGCATCTGGACAAGGACCTTTTTCTAAGGCTAATACATGAGTAGCAGCATCACACGCGTCGTTGATGTGTTTACCAATACGTAAATTAACAGACTTAGCCATAGCAGAACCGTATGGAATCATCTTAGACTGCAGGTATGAGTGGAACCCCATTACTCCAATTCCAATACTTCTTTCTTGGGATGCAGAGAACTTAGCTTTAACCATACCTTCTGGAGCAGTATCAACAAATATTTGTAATACATTATCAGTAAACCGGACACAGTCTTCTATGAATAATAGATCCTTCTTCCACTCATCAAAGTACAATTGGTTTATCTGAAACAGGCAACAAACCGCAGTACGCAATTTAGACGTAGCTAAAGTTATCTCACTACAGAGGTTGGAAGTTTTGACCACCAACCCTTCTTTCTTATGAAACTCTGGTATGTTGCGATTAACCTCATCTATAAATAGTAAATAAGGTTCTCCTGTCTCCAACCGAGCTATAAGTATTCTCTGAAATAATGCTCGTGCATTTACAGTTTTAATAACCGCTTTAGTTTTAGGGCAGATTAGATCAAAATCCTCATTAGCAATAACCGCATTCATAAAGGCATCTGTAATAACTACGCCTTGATGTAGGTTAAGTGTTTTACGATTAGAGTCCCCTCCTGTAGGGCGGCGAATTTCTATAAACTCTTCGATTTCCGGGTGATTAATATCCAAGTAAACAGCAGCAGAACCTCTACGTTGATTACCTTGAGATACAGCCATGGTAGAAGAATCCATAACCTTTAGGAAAGGTACTATACCGCTAGTAGTCCCTCCCCCATTTCTAACCTTAGCTCCGATACCTCTTAGGTTACCCCAATAGCTACCTATGCCGCCCCCCTCCATAGCTAGAAATGCATTCTCTTTATAAAGGCTATAAATATCGTTAATACTATCTTCAACCTCGTTCAAAAAGCAGGATATAGGCATTCCCCTAGTAGTTCCGAGATTAGAGATTACCGGGGTAGCAGGTATACACCAATGACTAGAGAAGTAGGTATACATTCTCTGAGCATGGGCTAAATTATCAGATCCAGCCACTGCTATACGACCAAACATTTCCTGAAAGGATTCTCCATTATGAACATACCTATCCTTAAGTGTTTGCTTACCAAATTCCGTAAACAGGGAATCTTTATCATTATCTAAAATTAAACCGTTATATTCTTGGTTATTCATATTGCCTCATTATTATTGTTCTATTAGAAAATACTACTAGTTTCCGTACATCAACTTCTTAAACTCTACTGCATTCTTTACTCGTTCTTCCCGCCATTCTTTAAAAATACTACTATACTCCGTACCTGTATCTTGATTACGAGAAATGTAAGCATCTATTTCTTCTTCCGTCATTGGCCTAACCGAGGATAGGTCTTGTAGGTTTTTAAAGTCAGTCGCCCCTCTTCTTAAATAAGAAAGGCCTCCATCCGTATATACATCTCCACACTTGCACTTTACGAAGTCATGTCTGTGAGTACTCTCAATTATATCGTTACAACGAAGGCATTTAACTCTGTTTGCAGTCAGGAGGTAAAAGTCTTCAAACCTTTGCTGATCACTTAAATCCATTATACACTTTCCTTATTAAAAACTACAGATTAAATACTAGGTAAAGATGATTTTAACAGCACATCCAGGAATACTACCTCTACTCCAGCTTCGCTAAACATCTCTAGTGTCATCTTAAAACTTTCGCCATAAGTGGCATCGTTAAAGTCGGGGCTGACCTCCACTACAACCTTGATTATACCAGACTGAATGATGGCTCTTGCACACTCCTGGCATACAAAAAGAGTGGTAACAAAAATACTGCAACCCTCAGTAGAGGTTCCCACCTTGGCTGCAGCGTATATTGCATTTCTCTCAGCGTGTTCACTAAAGAAGTACTTAGTAGGGCGAAGATGTCTCTCTTCCACATCATCGTTGACCTTTCTAGGGAATCCATTATACCCGGTTGATCTGATTCCCCAGTCAGGCCCAGCTATTAATGCCCCTACTTTTCTACTTCTATCTTTACTAAGCTTGCTTACACTCTTTGCTATTTCCATGAAGTGAGATAGTTTTTCTATGCTCGCACTCACTCTTAGCACTTAACCTTTTCTGCGTGCTGCCAGTATCTCCACTGAGTTTGTAAGGACTCAGTAGTGCCATCTATAAATGCGGCAACCTTATTATTGTGAGTATCAAACTCTTTAAACCTACGCAGATATTTACAATCGGGGTAGTAATCATCCCACACCTGAATTACTTCCCCTACTTTAAATTCAGAGTAAGGAGTCCACTCTGCTATAATATCAATACTAGAACTATGCTGATTATAATATTTACCTGTGGAGGTCCATTCTCTTACTAATTCTTCACCTGTCAGTAAGGTCATAGTTCCAACACAGTTAAACACACACCCGTTTCTAAGACCAGTTCTAATAATAGTAACTTTATCTCCACCCCTTGTAACGTAAACCTTACCTTCTTCTAATGTAATTGTGTTCACTATAAACCTTTCTTCAATGTTTTAAAAACAGCTCGTTCTACTTTACTAGTGAGCTTTGTGTACTCAGAGTGTACAGTAATATGTCGCACTCGTGGTTTCTTTTTAGGACCAGCCTTGGTTGTAACCCGCATTATAGTATCTATTCTGCGGTTTTTATAAATGACGGTTACTACTTCCATTTACTAAAATCTCCTACTTGGGTTATTGTGATTTGAACCTAGAATATTAAGTCTTATACGCTCCGCTTCTGAAAAAAGCTGAGACGCAGTATTTTCTCTTCGAGCTCTTCCTAGTGATTGCGCGGTTATTCTACCATCTGGTAAAACAGGGCTAACTCTTGGCGGAGGTGGTGGAGGAGGAATATGGTCTCTGGTATAGTGGTAAGCATTTTCAAAATAGTAAGTAATAGGCCCAGTGCCCCAATAACCATCCGTATACCCCTCAGAGGTAGTATGAATAGAAACGCCAGGGGGAGTGCGGAATGGAATAGTAGTACTAGCACCTGTACCAGCGTAATACGGAGTAAAGTTTCTGTTAAGGTTCACTGTAGTAGAATCTATCTCCATAAATCCTAAAGGCAGTGACTGCTGCTGCCAATACCTATTTTTTTCTTTTAGTATCCCTACTGATAGTAGACTTACACTGAACCCTATTACGTTCAACCACTCTACTTCGGGGACTTCAATCTTAACTTCTTCCTCAACTATACTGGCTATTAGAAGTTTTCTCTTTACCTTATAGATTAAGACCCCAAGCCTCTCTCGTAAAAGAAATCTTACAAGCCTACTCTCTCTAGCAGCTGCTGCATTGATGTAGTATGCTACTCCTTTATTTTTACTATTAAAGCAGGCAATGGGATTCTCATCTAGATAGAAGGTAGCAGTATCACCTGCTATGAACAAGTGAGTTTGTTTAGTGTGAAATGGCTCCCAATACTTCAACCCTTGAATTAATTTCGGCCCTATACTTTTCCCATAATTTTGAAAATCAGGATTCATTTTATACGGCTACTTTCCCCTTTATAGCAGGATGAGATTGGTAATCTTCTAAATAAACATCGTCGAAAGTAAAAGAGAAAATATCTGTCACTTCTGGGTTTAAATAGATCTTGGGTAAAGGTAAAGGCTCACGAGAGAGCTGCTCTGCAACCTGTGTTAGATGGTTGTTATATATATGAGCATCCCCTAGTGTGTGAATAAACTCACCAACTTTTAGACCGCAGACTTGAGCAATCATGTGAGTTAATAATGCGTATGATGCTATATTGAAAGGTACCCCCAGGAAAGTATCAGCACTACGCTGGTATAGCTGGCAGCTTAATTCCCCATCATATACGTAAAATTGCATCAAAAGATGACAGGGAGGTAACGCCATTTCTAGGAGCTTAGGGGGATTCCATGCCGAAACAATTAGTCTACGAGAATCAGGATTAGTTTTAATTTGATCAATCACCTCAGAGATCTGGTCTACCCCACCAAAGTCTCTCCACATAGACCCATAGACAGGCCCGAGGTCACCCTTTTCATCTGCCCAACTATTCCATATAGTAACACCGTTGTCTGTTAAATACTTAATGTTTGTATCACCAGATAGAAACCATAACAGCTCATGTACGATAGACTTGAAGTGTACTTTCTTAGTAGTAACCAACGGGAAGCCTTCTCGTAGGTCATACCGAGTCTGATAGCCAAAAACGGAAGTAGTGCCAGTGCCTGTTCTATCATCCTTACCTTTACCTTGTGTTATAACGTGTCTTAGTAGATCTTGATATTGTTTCATTCTCGTTCCTTATAATCTAAAAAGAGACCGGTTAAGGTCTCTATTTTTTGTTTGTTATAATTTAAGTCCTAAGATTTTAGCTATGATAACTACTAGTACATATAGTAGCACTGGTATTACTAGGGCTACAAGTAGTACTACCCCTATGCCGCCAAATAAGCCCATGTAAATCTCCTTTAATGAGTTGGTCTCTCGGTCATTGCTAGGTAGAATATTTTAACTATCGCTGCTAAGAATAACAATACTACAGGCGCTATTATAACAGCTAATATAAAGGTAATCATTTATTTCACCCACACTTTCTCGTATCTACTAGGCAAACCTTCTGCCGGTATTGGGTGTTTAATTCCTTTGTAATCCACCAAGTAGACTGGCTCTTTAGAGCTACTGGAATACATAACTTCAGGCATTGTCCACTCAACGTACAGCGCTGAAGAAATGCCTGCCGCACCCATTACTAACAATACTACTAATACGTACACACTTTTCATACTATATACTCCTATATTTATTAAGCTCTCGCTCGTAAAGCCGTAAGTACTCAGGATTTTCTTTCCCATTCTTTACAGCGGTAATACCAGAGTTATACGCCATAATAGCTCTCCGTTTAGAGTGGCCAAGTTGGGTATAATACTGGTGTAAAATCGCTACTCCATGCTTCATGTTCAAGTACGGGTCAAACCTAGCTTCGACGGGTTCTTTTATTCCATTGGCAGAATAATTAATACCCATCAAACCCTGTGCGATACCATTATTCGCCCTAGGGTTCATACCAGACTCAATCCCTGCTAGGGCTATTACGTCCTTTACTGTAGGAAAGCCTGGATACATATTAGCTACCTTACTGGCAGTTGACACGATATTCCTGGCTTCACTAAGGGAAAGGTGGTACTTAGCGGAGACCACCCTGCTGAGTTTGTAGATATTATCTTCCACTTTCTTTTTCTTTACTACCGCTTTACGCTCAACCTTATCTGCTTCCACTATAAGGATTGGTCTAGTAATTGCAGGAGTATAAGTAGCATCAGGCTTACTTAGAGGAAATATGGTAGACCCTAGAAGCAGCACTGATACTAATAGAAGGGTGGATAACAACTGCCTTACCATTAGGCAGCAGCCTTTAACTCATGGACGGCATACAAGGACAACCGACGTTCCATATACGCTAATATATCCTGGAATGGATACTCTAAGACGAATCGCAAGGTTTCATGTTGACGACCATCTTCTGCCAACATTCTATATGCTTCTCTATGTTGAGGATTACTAGGATCAAACATGACGATAGGTTTTTGAACACCTATTAAGCCACGTAATTTGTTCACCCCTGGTACTTCGTGTTGAGCCGTTTGAAGTTGCATGATTTTTCCTTTTCTATTAGGGTTATAAGGGTAGGAGTGTATAGTTCTCCATATATATGTTGTACCATATTATGACCCTTAAATTTACTCTCCGTGATACTGCCACAACACAGCGTTGCAGTAGGCATGAACCGCCCCTATTGTCATTCCTGTATCATGGCTATGATGTAAGTGAGTAGGGTGATTGAAGAACCCTTCTGGGAATAGTCGTCTATTAACGTAAAGGTTACTGACCTTTTTTGCAGGAGAGTCTTTCAGAGGGGCACCACAGTGATAACAATTACCCTCCTGTATCTTGATGTACTCCTCTCTAACAGCACGCCTTTCCTGGAGAGGAGTATTACTATAATTTACTGGTAGTTCCATTAGTTTTCCTTCACTTAATTAAATATCCAGCCATAAAGGATATTCCTATGAAGAAGATAACAAGCCCTATTGCTGGAGATACGAAATCAAATTCACTTATGGGCGTACCGAAGTGAAATATTAAGCCTACCCATACTATGATTCCAATACTACATAAAACCCAACTTGAAATAAACATTATTTCTTCCTTTTCTTTATAACAACACAGTAATCACATCCAGCCATCAGTTCTCTCCTTTGTTAAGAATCATTGGTGAGCCTGGCTCATACTTAAGCAGCCGAACATTCATTTTAAACGCTGCTGTCTTCCACATCTCCCAGTTGTTAATTGCAAGCTTAAGCTGACGACGCAGAGTGGCGATCTCATCGTCTTTTTCTTTTAAAGCCTTTTCTATCATCTCTTTGAGCTTTGCTTCTGCCTCAGAAAATCTAGTCATTGGGTTATCGGAATAGAATGAGCTTTTAACTAATTCGTGACAGTAGCTAACCTCTTCTACTTGCTCCATTATCTGCTCCACTTTACTCACTGCTCACTCCATTCCTACTACTCCAAAGCCCGCAAACATAACTGCTATAGCAAACACGCTAAAAGCTGCAGATGCATCCCCTAAAAAATGACTAACTATTCCAGAGCAAACACACCCAGCTATAGTTGATAGTCCCCATTGAGTTCGTACGCTATTACTCATTGTGCTCCTCTCATTGCCGCCCACATTGCTTTGGTACTCGTCTTAGTAAGTCTACTTATATAGCTTTCATCAGTTTCTCCATAACGCTTTCCTTGCTTAGACGCTGCTAGAAAAGCATGAGACGCTGCGTTATATCCCGCTCTGCATTTGTCACAGCTACATTCATATCCGTGGTATCCTTTTCTGCTCATTCCTACTCCTTTCGCTTTATTAAGCATTGCTTTTACCTCTTTTCAAGTTCAGATTTGACGAAAGTCGGTCCGCGTAATGTTTAACTTCGTTCATCCTGATCACCAATACTATTTAAAGTAGTAAGTAAAGTCATGCTTTTGTACCATTTAGAAACCGGCCTGGACCATACTGTTTGGTTTCCAATATTGATGTAGTTAACCGTCGGAGGATATTCCTCCTTTGCACTGGTCATATTGCTTATGAACAAGACGCGATATATATTGCCGTTAGTGTGGCGCCAAAGAGAGCCTACTGGAATATCTACTAACTGTAGTAGAGTAGTGTCAAGATTCATTTAATTTCCTTTATTAATATACAAGAGTACACAATTACTAGTACTACCAACATTGCTAGTAATATGCTCATGATACTTCCTTGAAGTCTACCGATTCACTATAGTACCCGTTGCTAGAACCATACCAACGAATATCAACATACCCTTTTACAGTAGCTAACTTGTAGAATGTCCAAGTCGAAGTACCATATATCCTATCGCAATCCTCAGGGTAATCATTGCTAACCGATTCTTCTGCTAGAAGTATTGGTGATCCCACTAAATCAGTAAGGTCCCCTACTATATCTTCTACTGTTACTGACTCACAGCAGTCCTGTTCATGGTACAACTTGTATTGCTTACCGTTTGTTGTTGTAAATCTTATTTCTTCATCATCAACGTTTTCAACACTGGTCATGGTTTGACCTATTAAATCTGTAAATTCCACCATGTTATTTCTATCCTTTTACGCACATCACTTGTTTTAGAGTATGAAGCACTGTTACTAAGTCATCCTGATTACTCATTACTGTCTCAATATCTTTATATGCCCCGGGAGTTTCATCTATTACACTTTCGTCTTTCCTACATTCAACACCTGCTGTAGCTAGCTTGTGATCCTCTATGGTAAATGTAGCTCTAGCTTTTGCACGGCTCATTGCCCGTCCAGCTCCATGAGAGCAAGAGCAGAAGGAGTCTATATTACCCTTACCTTCTACTATATAAGATCTAGTCCCCATGCTGCCTGGAATTATACCTAAGTCCCCATTACGAGCGCGTACTGCACCTTTACGAGTTATCCATAAATTCCTACCAAAGTGATTTTCCTTAGCTACGTAATTATGATGACAATTAATAGCCTCTTTGGTTACTGTGAACTCCTTAGGAATGTGTCTGGATATTGCAGCTAATACTGAAGCCAGCATTGCCTTTCTATTCTCTAAAGCGTAGTCTTGAGCCCAATGAACAGCCTCGATATAATCATTGAAGTCCTCGTCCCCTTCTGGTAAGTAAGCTAGATCACCATCTGGTAAGTTGATGTAATACATCTCCATCTTCTTCTTGGCCTTCTCAATGAAGTAATTCCCAATCATATTACCGATACCTCTGGAGCCAGAGTGTAACATCACCCATACAGAGTCTACTTCATCCAGACAAATTTCTATGAAGTGGTTACCTGAACCCAAGGTACCCAATTGACGACTAGCCTTACCGATACCATCCCTGGCTATATCTGGATGTTTACCTAGAATTGGTCCTAAGTCTTGCAATAGAGAAAATCCTTGATAGTCTTTATGAGAACCACCTGTCCCCATAGGTATGTCTCGTTCTATTTGTTTACGAATTGTTTCTAATGAATCTGGTAGGTCGGCCGCAGTTAAACTTAGGCGTACTGCTACCATTCCACATCCTAAATCGCGTTATTCCATTATTTCTAATGGCGTGGACTATACCATCTCTAAGGTCACTGAGTTTTATAGTCTCTACCTTAGGCTCGCCGTGTTAATACTACACCTACCATACTTATATGAAGTATACCGTATTCCTAAATGAAAGGTAAGCAGGTAGGGTGTAGTATTCTGCACAAGTGTCTATAAAACACAGTGCAAGTCTCTGAACCATTTGACAATATCACTACTGCCTCTGGCTGCTGATTGCCCTCGACTATACGTTAGGGTTTCCAGCAATTGAGCGAGTTTTAAAGGGGCCGATTTTTTAGTTAACCCCTACTGCTGCCGGTATTATAGCTTTATCCGTAGCTATAACTGTTCCAATAGTACTTCCCTTACCTCCGTGAACGTCAGGCATAACTGATACTTGTTTGTAGATAAAAGGAAGCCTGGACAAATTCTTAAGCTGAGTTAAAGCTTCATCTTCTATAGTATCTGTCCAGATTTTTATTGGTTTACCACCGTCTACTATTACTTGTTTAATACTCATTATTGTTCCCTCAATTTAGGTTTAAGTTCTATTACATAACTCTTCTGGAATGTCTACGTTTTCTCCAAAATGATTAACAGCAAGACACCTCATAGCTGCTATAAGAAGAGTCTTACCTTCAGCGGAAACCATAGGCTTATCCGGATCTAAACCATAATTTATTATAGCAGTCCAGGTTATACCATTTGGAGTCATACCATTAGTAGTAGTTATTAAATGTTTTTCTATAATAGGTCCACCTTGACAATGAGAAGTAGAAGGGAAGTACGAAGTATGTACTCCGAACGTCTTATTTAAAACTCGGACTAAATGGGGGTACTTATTACCACTAAAAATCTTTACTTCTTCCGGACCATATTCTATTTGAGCCACTACCCATTCTAATGCAGACTCTGTTAACTCTCGTGTTTTAACTAACATTTACTAACTCTTCTGGAATGTCCATTTCGCTACCAAACTTACTCTCTACATAACATCTCATTGCTGCCTCCATAGGATTAGATCCAATAGTGAGTACTAGGGATACCTCATCCTTCACGCTATTATGCATAAGTGCTATCCACCCTCCCTTTATATGTTCATCTAATTGTGTTTCTATACTCTCTCGTACTATAATAGGGTAAGCTTGGTTTGGTGTTCGAGATGGAGTGAAGTTTTTAATAGTATAATAAGGGCTGCTCTCTGACATTAACCACTCCCCGCTAACGGTGTCAAACATAGGAGAATATCCTTCTGCCACTGCAACAGCATAGTCTAAGGCTGTGCCAGTTAGGTTTTTAACTTTTGTGCTTTTCATTCCAAGTCCTCCACTGCTTCTATGAAGCTATATACTTTGCTTTTAATACCTCTTAACTCTTTTTCTACCTCTTGTAGCCTTTCTTGATAATAGGTAAGAGCTTCGACGAAAGCGGCCTGTTCAGACTTTGCTCTCATGCTTAGGTTCATTCTTCGCGTCTTATCATATAACCAGAATCCTGTGTTCCCACCTGTTCCTACTTCAGTTAGGGATAATGTGTCTGTAAGCTTCATACTATTCTTTCCTTCCTTGTTGACGATGAATAAAATCAATTAACATTTCTTGGTTTACAGTTAGTTTGCTATCTAATGTATCTACAATATGATTGTCAATATAACTACTACTAATCAGCCTATAATACTCACAATCATTTTTCTGACCAATACGATGAACTCTGTCTTGTTGTTGAAGGTATACCTCTAAGCTGAAGTTGAGGCTATAGAAGATTTGAGTAAATACTTTCGTGTCGATGCCAGGAGGTATGTCTATCTCCATTTCCTCTAGTTCGTCTTCTGAAGAACCGAGAATAGTCACGCCATAGTTAACCGCTTTAGCCTGGCATAGTAAAAAGGATATATTAGGGTTTGTGTTAAACTCTCGTACTTTCGCTCCAACATCCTTTTCTCCGCCTTGAATGATCAAGTAGTTATAACCTGCAGAGTCTAACCCTTTAGTAATAATGTCTCTTTCACCAGCCATGTTATACCAGATTATACAGCGTCTACCTTTAAGCTTGCCAGATGCTAGATTAATCAAAGCATCCATTTTTGGCTGCTCATCAAAAGTAACTGTTACTCGTTTTGGTTGTCTCTTCTTAGGAGCTTTTTCTCCATTTAATTCTTCTAGGGAGTCGTCGTTCTTAATATAGATAAACCCATTGGATATCTGTACCAGCTTACTAGCCAAAGCCAGAGGGTTGTCTACCTCAACAGTAAGGTCTCCAATAGTGGCCATGTAGTTAGCAGCTAACATATTAAAGACTTCTCTCTGCTGCTCTCCCATAGGAACTCGAACATCAAAAAAGTTCTTTTCAGGTAAACCTTTAAGCCATTCTTTCTTAGTCATTACTATAGAAGCAGACTCTAGAATAGACCTAACCTCGGCAACTCTACGATAACCTACTATTAAATCACGCTCTCCAACCTTAACCTTTACGGCGTACTCATCTTTAAACCTAGTGTAACTTTCTCCAATCAAGGCAGGCTCTAAGAATCGTATTGGAGAACAGATGTCAGAAGGGGCTTTAGTTACTAGAGTACCAGACATGATGCTACCATAAGGAATGCCTTTACGAAGGCGTAGAATCGACTTGGTTCGATTTGATTTAGGATCTTTGATCAAGCCCTCATCAACTCCGATAAAGTCAACCTTGACCTTCTTGAGCTGTTCTTCAAATATCACAGCTTTATTATAGTTAATAACAACAATATCATGCGATAATATTCCAGCTACTTCTGATTCCCAGTCGGTAGTTTTAACTATATAAATGGTCTTGTCTGGACGATGAACCTTTAGCTCTTCTTGCCACACAAACAGTAGAGGTCTAGGACATACTATTACAGATTTCTTAAATTCCATAAGCGCAATAAAATCTAAGATTACTTTAGTCTTACCCATTCCAGGTTCTAACAATAGCCCTCCACCGCCTATTGTGTATAAATACCTTAAGGCTATTTCCTGATGAACTAAAGGAGTCGTAAAGAATTTAAAGGACTCGGGTATTGGTTTAAGTTTGAAGTCTGCTTTCACAAGTGCAGAAATCTCTGGGTCTATTTTTAATGCAAACTTCTTAAACATAAGTCTGCTTATTAAGTTGTGCAGTACCACTGGTTTAGCAGGGCTAAAAAAGTAAGGACCCTTCCTTAGAAACCCAGGAAAAGCCAAAGCTTTTTTCATTTCAGCTTGGCTTTCCGGAGTGAATACTACTGTTGTTTTATTATCTGTAAAAGTTATCTTCATGGGTTGATGTTAAAGAGTACTTTAGCTGACTTATAGCTAAGAGCTTGAGGTAGTATGTTGTTCCAAGTTACTAGATTTCCATTTTTAAATCCATATGCTACTGCAAAGGAGTTATCAATAGAGTCAGTTAAATCTAGCAGGTTATCATCTGTATCACAATGTAATACTACAATGTCATCCTGAAACGCTTGTCGGTTATAATGTGGTACTTTATCCCAAAAAGAAGCAGACTTAGCAGTTACATCTATATCAGTTAAGACAACTACTCTTTGACCACTGAAGTTAATTTTCACCCATGCTAGTAAAAGATCTTCGAAGAGGTACCCTTTTACTTTTGGCGCACGATGCACCATTTCAGTAGTACTCAGGAACTCTTTGTAACCACGTTTTGAAGTAAAGTACCTATCATGAACGGTACTATAATATTTATATAGTCCTGACGTGTCTCTAGCCCAAGGCCAGATTCTTACTAAAACGTCTCCATTTTTTTGAGTAAAATGAATTCCAAGCTTTGTAATCTTCATATCGTTCCTTTGGTTGACAAAATAAATAGGGTATTATATAGTACTTATACCCTAAATACAGGAATTATTTATAGTGCTAAAATAAGCTCATGAAACTAACTTCACTTACCGTAGGAAAATAATAAATGACAACACCAGTATACAGTAACGTGTCTGCAGCTTTTCCAGCTGTCAGTTACTACACCCAGTTTGACCCCTACTTTTATACAGTAGATAACAGACCTTTATATAACTTAGCCAGTGTGGATAGTGTATTAGGAACAGGAGTAGATGCAGCTGCTAGGGCCACACTAATTGATGCGTTGAGTGCAGCAGCCTCTTATAAAAACTTATATGGTGCTTCTCCTTTTATTACAGGTCTTGAATTAACTAATCCTGCGGCTAACGTAGTAAGAGTAGACATTGGTGCGCTATATGCTCCTTTAGCTATATCTTCTAGTGATACTAGAGTAGTAATTAAGCAAGGAGTACATGCAGTAACAACTGACTTTTCTATTCCACCACCAGCAATTGTTGGACAGTCTGTTACTTATCTAATACAAGGTCTATACGTCGACTTTGGAGCGTCTACCTCCAGTACTTTCCCTTTCTTTGATGCAACTAACACTGTATTACCTAATACTCTGTTTAACGGAGAACTTCAGTTGCAAATAGTTACAGGTGTCGCAGCAACTACAGGAACTCAGACTACTCCAGCGCCTACCGTAGGATGGACTCCTCTTTACGTTCTAACGGTTGACTACGGTGCTACTTCTTACTATAACGCAGCTTATGCAACAAATGCCCCTGCTAGCAAATGTTTCCCTAGAACAGGCATACCTCTGTCTAACCTAACCAGTACATCGGCTAGTATCGGTGATACTCCAGTAACAGCTTTTGCTGACGCAGCTACCCAAGGTGCTATTGGTAGAGTTCAAATACACCCATCAGCTTCACTAGTCAATCCGTACAAGCCAGTGCGTGTAAAAGTAGACTACGTTCCTTCAGTTACAGGTAATGCTTTTGCTGTAAGACTGAAATATCAAGTATTGGATGTAAGTACTTTGCTGACACCTGTGAGCTACACCGTAGGGGCTATAGAGAATATTACAGTCACTGCTGCTGCTAACAGTATAGCCTCTTACACGTTTACCGCTAGTGTTCCAGGCTACTTAGTAAATGGAAAGAACACAATAAATTTAGTAATGGAAAGAGTTGGCGCTGATGCTAGTGATACTAATACTGGCATACTTAATGTTATGAACTTCACAGTGTATCAATAATATGATTGCATAATACATAAAGATTGCGTAATTCAGTAAGAATCAACGGTGCCGACCCTTCATTGAACGTCGGCATTTTTGTGCCTATACTAATTGCAATCTCTGCCAGTGATTGAATAGGATAACCTGTAATATTCTTAGCTAGGATATGCTTCGCAGTAGTTACCAATAATGCATCTACTTCGTCTAAAAAAGTAGGGTGTAACATTGGATGAGAGTGAATGTATATAAGCTCTGACACAGGAGGGTCTGTATCATCTCCTTTAAAGTATGCTTCTACTTTCGGGTTTGTTAAAGTGTAATTCATGTTTGTTCCTTTGAGTAAAAAATAAGGTAGAGTATATCACATCTACCTTATTACTGCTATTTCCGGAGAAAATACATCATAACCCACGTATGTTTGCCGGAGGTGGGTTATGACTAAACTCACTTAATCCATAAGGTATAGTATCTGTAGATACGCCTAGATGTACCACATCAGAAGAGTCTATATAGTAGCACCCGTGGGCAGTATGTACTATTCCATTGCTAGACACAGTCATAAGCATTATCTTCTCATTTGAATCCGATAAACACGTAGTATCTAGCAACTCTATATACCCTCCATCACTATAGTAGAATAGAGGTGAGGCAGGTTTAGTAACTACGTATAAGGCTACTCCTACTATTATAGATACAACTAATATTACAAGTGTTTTAAAAGTTTTCATTCTGTTCTCCTAAATTAAGGTAAAAAACCAGGGTAACACCTGGTTTTTGTTTAGCGGATTACTCCGCGTCAGGAATGTCACAGCTACAGCTTCCTTTAAGGAAGTGCATCCCTACTGCTGCTGCTCCAGCAGCTACCACCGCAGCGATTGCATTGTGCTTTATGTTAAACCCCGCAAAGAAGCCTGTCTTAGCATCTTCCTTTGCATTAGCGTTGCTGGCTTTGCCCTTGGCATACGCATCTGCGTAGGTTGTTTCAAGCATCGATTCTAATTCTTTCTGGGTATATGTTTTTTCCGACATTTTACTGCTCCTTAATATTTAAATTTAAATGCGCGTTTAAACACGCTACTATTAGAATTAGGCACAGGTCTTGCTGTGCCTAATTTATAAAACACTACTACCGTCCTGAAGCCGCATCTACTGCGCCGTTACAACGCCCAATCTTGTATGCTAATACGCTTAGGACTACTGTCACCAATAGTACAACTACGCCACCAGTCGCTACTTGAGCCTGCTCTGTTTTCTTTGAATCATTATTCATGATAGTTCTCCCTAAATCAAATTAAGAAATTAAGTAAACCGGGTGTTACCCCGGTTTGTGTTTGTTACTCTGAGTCCGGCATGTCGCACTCACACTTACCGCTTATAAGGTACATCCCTGCTGCTGTTGCTGCTCCAGCTACTACCGCAGCAATTGCGTTATGTTTCCAATTGAAGCCCTTAAGAAAACCCTCTTTCTTAGCTTCAGCTTGTTGGTTTGTGTTGTTTGCGTTGTTTGCGTTGTTTGCGTTTGACATGATGTATTACTCCATTATGAAATTAAGGTTATTTAGAAAAGGTGCTTCTACTACATTACTCTTATATCAAGTTCCAGGACGGAAATTGAAATTAAGTAAACCGGGTATTACCCCGGTCTATGTTTGTTACTCTGCGTCTGTCATGTCGCACTCACACTTCCCACCTATAAAGTACATACTCGCTGCCGTTGCAGCACCAACAAGTACTGCGCTGATTGCATTGTGCTTCCAGTTGAATCCAGACAAGAAGCTATCTTTCTTAGCTTCAGCTTGTTGGTTTGCGTTGTTTGCGTTGTTTGCGTTTGACATTATGTATTACTCCATTATGAAATTAAGGTTATTTAGAAAAGGTGCTTCTACTACATTACTCTTATATCAAGTTCCAGGACGGAAATTGAATTCTCACAGCGCTTTGAATGCAGCCACCTGGCTGTCACTCATGCTTTTTAATGCACCTAAGCCTAATACAACTAAGCATAAGACAACTATTACTTCTGCTGCTTTCATACTACTTCTCCTTAGTGTGGATAATAGGGTATACTTCTCCCATATTATCCTTATATCAATTTGTTACTTCATTATTGGATTCTGCATCCATCTTCCCTATGGTGTACGCATAGCCGAATGTTCCCATTAACAATAATGGAAGGGATACCGCGAAGCTGATCATAGTGCGTGTATCTATAAACATGGTGTAGCTCCTTTAAATGTAATTAATAAGTAAGAGACGTATTTCCCCTACATAATTCTTGTATCAAGTTGGGGATCCATTATTGACTTTTATCAGATATTGCTCCAAGAAACCCCGTCCTTCAGGGTGGGGAGGATGTCAAGAAGTTGCATAACCTATTTTTTAGAGGTATACTGCGGTAACAATTAAAATAAGCATATTCATCAACTGGACAAAATATGGCAACCTATCAAGATCAAATATCTACATTCGGCAACGTTGGGGGGCAAGCAAGTCCCTGGTTCACTGTTGCGAACCAATTCTTACCAAGAAACTTGCACGACGTTATACGTTGGGTTCGTTATATTACTATACAGTCTCCGGTAACTACGGAGGTTATTCGTAAGCAAGCTACTTACCCTATTACGGATTTTGTAGTAGAGACTAACAGTGATGCAGTTAAAGCTAAGTATAAAGAAATATTTGATAGCTTTAAGATGAAGCAGGTATTACAGGATATCGGATTTGATCATTACACAATAGGTAACGTTTTTGTGTCTGTATTCTTTCCGGTACATAGAACCCTTACCTGCCCTTCTTGTGCTACAGCATACAACGCTAAGAAGGCGACTTTCTTAAAGTTTCAAAAGTTCTCCTTTCACGGAGAGTGTCCCGCATGTAGCTATATCGGAGACTTCCCTAGAAAAGATACTAAGTCTTTAGATATTAAAGACATGAACCTTATTAAGTGGAACCCACAGCACATCTCAGTTAACTATAATCCAATAACAGGTGAGGCTGAATACTACTACACAATTCCAAATGATATTCGCCGCAGAGTATTGCAGGGGGATAAGCTGTTTGTTAATAGTATTCCTTGGGCTTTTATAGAAGCAATTAAATATAACCAAGACTTCAAATTCGACTCAGAAAACATATTCCATTTGAGAAACGTATCTACAGGTACGGTTATTGAGGGCATCAGTATGCCTCCGTTAATAAGCTTGTTCTCTCTAGTATTTTATCAGGCTACATTACGCAAAGCTAACGAGGCTATTGCCACCGAATACCTAAATCCAATGCGAGTTGTATTTCCTCAGGCACAGACTGGTAACTCAGACCCTGTAGTAGGAATGAGCTTGAAGAACTTTGCTGGAAACATGAAGCAAGCTTTAGAACAGCATAAACGTGATAAGAACCACTTCATGATAGCTCCTGTACCAATCGGGTATCAGACTATTGGCGGTGAAGGCAAGAACTTACTAGTATCTGCTGAGATTGATCAGGCTGAACAGTCTATTCTTTTAAGTCTAGGTGTATCCCAAGAATTACTAAGTGGAACCACTAACTGGACTAGTTCTACAGTCGGATTGCGTATGTTAGAAAATACAATGAATAGCTACGTCACTCAACTTACTGACCTTATTAACTGGGTTATGAGTAAAGTAACTACATACTTGTCTGTAGAGACTTGTGCTGTCAGCCTTACCCCATTCAAGTTAATGGATAACGATGCTTTGAAGCAGACCATCGAAGGCCTTATTAGTAGCGGAGACGGTTCTATTAGTAGTCTATATGAGTTGTTAGGCATGGACTATCAAGAAGAACTCGACAAGATAACTAAGGATAAAGTATCTAAGGCTAAATTTGATATTGAATCTCAGTTTGAAGTTGAACAAGCTCAATTCCTAGCGTCTAAGGACATTAATACTAGACTGGATGGAAATCCTCATTATAAAGAATTGCTCACTCAAGCTACTGACATTGCTAGTCAATTATCTGGTGCCGATCCTTCTACTCTTAACTCTCTGATGGTTAATTTAAAATTAGAAAACTATCCGTTATACATGCTTACTGTTAAGCTTATGAATGAGGGCGCTATGACTACTCCAGGCCAAGATCCTAATCAGCAAGGTCAGCAAGGTCAGCAAGGTCAAGGGGATGATGGCTCTGGGGGTGCATCTCAGCCAGGAGGTAGCGCTGGACAAGCTCAATCGGAAGGTGCTTCTACTTCTCCTGGACAAGCTGGCACTGGTTCTGCAGCTAAATCTAATAAACCGGCGGGTACTGCACCTAAGGTCAGTAAAGGTAAGTCTCCCGTTAAACAAGTTTCTAGTACAGGAGGTAAATAATGTCTATGCCTGGGATTAATATAGAAGAATTTGCAATGCCAAACCCTACTGGTAAGACTACTGGATCTGTGAATCCGGAGGATTATCGTGTAAGGTATTTCAAGGCTGATATAGATGAGCCTGGTGATTTGGCAGAGCTAGAACTTATAGAAACAGAAGCTCTAGAAGGTAAGACGAAAGTTTTACTTAAAAAGGACAGTTTTACTTTTCAATCAAGCTTCTTCGTAGTTATAACCTTTTTGGAAAAACGTTAATAAATGTCAGACTCCTTATACCCTATATTTTCTTCTCCTCATGCTATTAATAAACAGGCAGATGATGCCTTAATAGAAGGGCTACAGACTCAGTTCCCTATCGAGAATAAAAACTTTGAACTTAAGCTAAGTAACGTTCATGCGGATAAAAAAGAATTCTCTCAGGAAGACGAGAAGCAAGCTATTCTTAAATCCAAGTCTTTAACCTATCCTATTAAGGGAGACCTTACCCTTATTAGTAAGGCTACTGGTAAAGTAGTAGACGTAGAGAAGAACTTCACTCTTATGGATTCTTTTTCCATGACTGGAAAGCATACTCTTATTTATAATGGTAACAACTACGTAGTTGCTAACCAGTTACAGTTGCGTCCTGGCGTGTACACTCGTAGTAAAGAGTCTGGAGAGTTAGAGTCACATATAAACACGGCTACTGGTCGTAGCTTCTCTATTACTCTGGATCCTAAGTCTAGCCTGTTTTACATCAACGTTGCCTCCTCTACTATTCTACTAGCCCCTTTGCTATATAGAGTATTTGGAATAGGGAAGACTGAAGTATACAAATATATACCTCCTGCTGTCTGGGACGCCAATGTGAAAGCGGCTGAGGGTAAAGAGACTAAGCTGATCGGAGACATGTACAACAAATTAGTCTCTACTGCTCTACGAACCAAGAATGCCAATACTGATCAGATGGCTTTAGATATTAAAAACTCTCTTGAGCAGTCTCAATTATCTACACTTACTACTAAGATTACTTTAGGTAAATCTATTGATGCTGTTCGTCCAGAAGCTATTCTTCTAGCACTACATAATTTAGTACAAGTTCATACTGGTGAAAGAGAGGAGGATAACCGCGACTCCCTGCAGTTCAAGCGTGTCCAAAACCTACCTGATTACTTGTCTAGAAGATTTGAGAAAGAACACGCCTCTATTGCTAAAATTAAAAGCAAGCTCTCTTTTAACCTAGAGAAACTGGATGCTAACGCTCCTAGAATACGTGCAGCTATACCAGCCAAGCCTTTTAACAAGGTGTACTCGAGTTATATTCTAGATTCCCCACTGGTGTCTACACCTAGTGAAACAAATCCACTAGAGAGCCTTGAGAACGTCGGTAAGGTAACAGTTCTTGGTGCAGATGAAGGTGGTATAGGAGATGAGCGTGGAGTACCTATGACCGCTCGTAATATTGATCCTTCTCATCTAGGTATCATAGATCCGACTCGTACTCCAGAATCAAGCCACGCCGGTATTGATCAACGTTTTACTATTAATGCTAGACGTGACCGTGCAGGGAACTTGTACTCTAGAGTGCTAGACTTGCAAGGTAAGCCTTATAACCTATCAGTATCTGACCTTATGAATTCTGTGGTAGGTTTTCCTAACCAGGAAGGTAAGAAAGTTGTTCAGGCTCAAGATCATGGCCAGTTAAAAGAAGTACCTCGTAGTACTGTGCAATACTGGATACCGGATGCTACTAGCCTGTATACCGTTACTACAAACTTAGTGCCCTTCCTGAACAGTAACCATCCTGGTCGTTTAACTATGGCGGGTAAAGCCTTACCTCAAGCATTGTCATTAGTTAATAGAGAGATACCTTTAGTACAGACTATGTCTGAGAGCAAAGGTGCTTTTATTAAACAGTTGGGTGCAGTTGTTAGTACTATTTCTCCAGTACATGGGGTGATACATTCTGTCAGTGATAAAAAGATAGTTATCAAGGGTGATGACGGTAAGAAGACCGAGGTTATTCCAGTAAAGAACCTGCCTTTTAACATGAAAGGATTCTTGGATGATGAAACTCCTTTGGTTAAAGAGGGAGACCGAGTTAAGCCAGGACAGGTGTTACTAGATAATAACTATACTAGAGACGGTAACCTAACCTTAGGTAAAAACCTGACTGTCTCCTACCTACCATATAAAGGCTACAACCACGAGGACGGTATAGTGATCTCTCATTCTGCTGCCGCGTCACTATCTAGCCATCACTCCTATAAAGTGGACTATGACGTAGTGTCAGACTCTATAATGAAGAAGGGGCTACTACGTCGCTATTACCCTAACAAGTTTACTAAAGAGCAGTTGGATAACCTGGATGATGCAGGTTTCGCTAAGGTAGGCTCCACAATGCACCACGGAGATCCTATATACGCTGTCCTAGAGAAGCGCGAAGCTACTCCAGAGGACAAGATGTTAGGAAGACTACACAAGACCTTGGTTAACCCCTACAGACTTGTTACAGAGGAGTGGAATCACCAAGAGCCTGGCTTAGTTGTTGACGCACATACCGAAGGTAAATCTATTCGTATTCTACTGCGGTCTGTTAAAGAATTAGAAGTTGGTGACAAACTAACTGGCTTACATGGCAATAAAGGTATTGTATCTTTAGTGCTTCCAGACCATGAGATGCCTTATAACAAAGATACTGGTAAACCAGTAGATATGTTGCTTAACCCTGCTTCTGTTACAAGTCGTATTAACTTAGGACAAATTATGGAAACTGTTGCTGGTAAGCTTGCGCTAAAACGAGGCACTCCTTACTTGTTGCATAACTTCTCTAATGAAAACAACCTTACGGCATTGAAGAAGCAACTAGCTGACGAGGGTGTTTCCGATACAGAAACATTGATAGATCCTAAGTCAGGCAAGCAGTTAGACAAAGTACTCACTGGTCCTCAGTATATACTTAAACTATATAAAACCTCTGATCAAAACCTTTCAGCTCGTAACGTTGGTGCGTATGATAACGTTCTACAACCTACAAAAGGTGGCGAGCAAGGTTCTAAGTCTGTTGGATATATGGAGATGCTAGGTCTACTAGGTTCTAACTCTCGCCACAACTTAAAAGAGATAGCTACTACTAAGTCAGAGGATAACTCAGAGTACTGGTCTAAGTTTCTTAATGGTCAAGCGTTGCCTAAACCTAAAACTACTTTTGCTACTAACAAGTTCTTTAATTATCTAACCGGTGCAGGGATTAAGGTTAGTCACGAGAATGGGAACATAATAGCCTCTCCTCTTACAGACCACGATATTATGGGAATGAGTAACGGGGCGTTAACAGAACCTCTTATGCTTAGTGCAAAGAATACAGAGCCAGAAGAGGGTGGGCTATTCGACCCAAGCATAACTGGAGGTATTAAGGGTAATAAGTGGTCTCATTATAAATTAGCAGAGCCTATTGTAAACCCTGTCTTCGAGAATCCTGTTCGTTCTATTCTAGGCCTAAGCTCTAATGATTTTGAAAAGATTACTTCTGGAGCATACGGTATTCAGAAGAACGAAAAAGGAAACTTTAACATAATTGATACTGCTAGTGGTAAACTTATTAAAGAACACAAGATATAAAAGGGAATTTTAGTGGAAAACAAGTATTTAGTAAAGATAGCGGAAGATTACAAGAAAAAGAAAGTTGGATTAGGTAAGAGTCTAGGCATAGCGGCTCTTACTGGAACAGTAGCAGGATCAGTTGCTCAAGTAGCGGGTTCTGCAGGGCTTATGAACTCAGGCCTATATACGGGAGAGGGTTATAATCACGAAGCAGACGGTCATACCATTCGTAGATTCATAAAGGATAACAAATTAAAAGTAAGTTTTAATGATAAAAATCCAGATATACATAAAGTAAAGTCTACTAGATTTGGAGCACGTATTAGAGATATGATAAAAAACCATGGTGCTCCTGCATATATTCATGCTCAGCATCATGGGTATTCCAAGAATTTTATAACTAAAAACAAAGGAAGGTTCCCTAATAAGAAAGTCAATGATGCTATAATGCACGAACTGGGGCACGCTAAAAACTGGAAGCATATGCCTGCATCCGTAGGACTAGCCTATAGTATTAACAGGGGTGCTTTAGGTACAGCAGGGTCATTCGGTACCTCTGCTGCCCTTTTATCCAATGAGAAAACTGAAAAATATGCTCCGTTAGCTGCAGTTGCCCACCAGTCTCCTATTCTATTGGATGAGACTATGGCTCACGTACATGCTTTCGGAGCCATTAAAAAAGCTAAAGGATTAAAAGCTGCTCTTAGATTTGCTAAGAATACCGTAGCTCCTGCTCTAGGTACATATGGTGCGGCAGCGGCGGGGGAAATAGGTGGTGCTATGTGGGCGAAACATATAGTGCATAACATTAGAAATAAAGGAAATAAGTAAGTGGAAAACAAGTATTTAGTATGAAAGACTTGGGTACTGTAGCTGCGGGAGTAGGCATAGCAGGTGCCGTCGGTGGTGGCATATATGGTCTTAGCAAACTACTTAGCAAATGGCAGAGAGAAGCTGAAGAAAGACGTAAGGCGGCATTTGAGGCTCACGTAGATAATCACAAGTTAGCCCCTACTATGGAGAGTTCTAATGTAACCTATGAGGATATTAAAAAGCTTCCAGAGGATCACGACTTTTATAGAGGTGGTGATATTAGTAAGGCAGTTACAACCCTAATCGGGGCTCATAAAGCTGCTGGAACCTTTAGTAGCTACGCTGAAGGAGAGCGTAAGAAAAGCGACTATGACTCCTTGGAGAATGAACGCGATGAGCTAGAGGATGAAGTGTCTAGACTTCGGTATAGAGCCTACCCATAGATCTAAAATATGTACAGATAAGAGAACCTATAAATGACAGATGAATTAAAAGTTGGTGGAGACGCCTTTGAGGAAATGCTGAAGCATGTGAATGTGGACGCTCAGATAAAGTCTATTAAGGAGAACGTGCCTACAACTACGTCTGTGTCTAAGAGAGACGTCCTTATTAAAAAACTTAAGTATCTCTCCGGATTAAAGAAGGTAGACCTTAAACCTGAAGATGCATATATTCTACACAATCTTCCCGTGTTACCTCCTACTTCTAGACCAGTAATGATTCAGTCTGGGAACCGCATTGAGTTCAGTGATGTGAATCAGTTATATAGAGATCACATGCTAGTCAATAACTCTCTAAAAGACATTAGAGATGTTCTACCTCCAGAAGAACTTATAAGTGAACGTAGAGATTTATACGCAGGAGCTAAAGCTATTTCCGGATTAGGTGAGGCTATTTCAGGCGCAAGTAGAGGTAGAAACCTTAAAGGTATTCTTCAGCAAGTTGCAGGAACGACTGGTCCTAAGACTGGTTATTTTCACAGCAAGCTTTTATCCAAGAAACAAGACTTCTCTGGGCGCGGTACTATTTACTCCGAGCCTAATCTTGGTTTTAATGAGATGGCAATGCCTAAGGATTCTCTATGGACAATGTACAAGTTTCATATAATCAGAGATTTGGTTAAGAAAGGATATCACTACGTTGATGCTG